GGACCACCTGTGAGCATCTTGTTCGGCGCGCTGCGGCTGCGGATGGTCCGGGGGGCCACGTGGTCGGACACGATCAGCCTGATCGACGCCGTCGGCGACCCCGTCGACCTGACCTCCGCCATCGATATCGTCATGCGCGTGCGCTCCACCGCCGACAGCTCCGTCGTCCTGCTGGAGCTGTCGGTTGCCAACGACCGCCTGAGCATCGACAACGCCCCCGGCGGGATCGTGGGCCTGCTCGTCGCCGCCGAAGACACCCTCGGCCTGCCCACCGCCAACCACGAGATCGAGCAGTACGTGTTCGACGCCGTGATCGATCGCGGTGGTTCGCCGCAGGTCATCGAACCGGCCTACTCCGGCTACCTGACGGTCTACCCGCAAGTCACCCGCCTGCTCACCGAGCCTTAAGGAACCCCGCCATGTCCCTGTCGAACGCGATGGAAACCCTGATCTTGCAGCTGCTGTTCGAGAACGCCAACGCGGCCAACATCGGCGACGCGACCGGCCTGCGCGGCTCGTCCACGGCGGGTAGTTTCTACATCGGCCTGCATACCGCCGACCCCGGCGAGGCCGGCAGCCAGTCCACCAACGAGATCAGCTACACCGGCTACGCCCGGGTGGCCGTCGCGCGCAGCACCGCCGGCTGGACGGTCACCGCCGACACCGTGGCCAACGACGCCGCCGTGACGTTCGGGGCCTGCGCCGCGGGTTCGGGCACCGCGACCCACTTCAGCATCGGCTCGGATAGCTCCGGTACCGGCAACTTGTTCATGTCGGGCGCGCTGACCGCGCCGCTGGCGATCAGCACCGGCATCACCCCCAGCTTCGGTATCGGCGCGCTGACCGCGACGGCCGCGTAATGACCCCGGTGCCGACGTGATCGGCAACGCTTCCCTGTCGCTGGTCGCCGGGGACCTGCGCGCTACTACCACCGGCGACCAGCGCGTCACCACGACTGGCGCGCGCCGCGTCACGTCCTACGGCTCCACGCTTGCCGGTGCGGGGGCACTGAGTGGCAACGCCACTGCCAGCCTGACCCTGAGCGGCGAGGTAGCCAGCTCGGGGCTGGTCGGCACCGTAGCGGCGAGCTTCGCGCCCAGCGCGTCGCTGCTCGGAGCCGGCGCGCTCGCCGGCGCCGTGCCGCTGAGCCTCGTACCCAGTGCGCAGCTGTCCGGGCGGGTCAGCGCCGCGGGCGCCGTGGCCGTGGCCGTGGCACTGGGCGCGCAGCTGTCCGGGCGGGCGAATGGGAGCGGCGCGGCCGCGCTGGTGTTCACGGTGTCGGGCGCGCTGGCAGGCACTACCAGTCCGTTGCTTGGCACGACGTCGTTGACTTTCAGCCTGAGCTTGCTGGTGGCGCAGATCTCGCCAGTCAGCGGCAACGTGGGCTTGGGCTTCGCGCCCAGCGCCCAGTTGCGCGGTGCCGGCGCGCTCGCAGGCAGCACGGCGCTGGCCCTGACCCCCAGCGCCGCGCTGTTCGCTACCGGCAAGCTGCGCGGAAAGGCGCTGCCGGTGTTCGCGGCAGCGGGCGCGCTCACCGGGGCGGCGGCGCTCACCGGCACCACGCCCGCCGGCGTGGTGCTCAGTGGCTCGGTGCTTGGCGCTGGCGCACTGGCCGGTAGCGCCGCCAGCAGCTGGACGCTCGGCGCTGCGATCACCGACCTGCAGCTGGCCAGTGGCGCCGTCACCCTGACGTGGACGACCAGCGGCGCGCTGTCTGGCGCCGGCGCACTGGTCGGCGACGCGGGCTGGTCGCTGTCGCCGGCCGGCAGCGTGCTCGGCTACCGCTGGACGCAGGTGCAGCGCTACCCGGCGGTCACGGCGGTAGGCGCGCGCCCTGCCGATGTGCACGCGCCAGCACGGCCGAAAGACATCGACGACGTCGTGCAACGGGCCACCGACGCTGAAAGCGTCGTGCAACGGCCTGAACAAGTGGTATACACTGTCGCCGAAAGCACCTAGGGGAACTTGCATGGCCGGTCCCGTCCCTCCGCAGGAGTTCATCCGCAGCTTGACCGGCCCGGCGTACGACGCCGTCGCGGTCGTGCTCAGCGACTCCGTCAATTTCCCTGCCTACGCGCGCGCCCTGTGGATCGGTACCGGCGGCGACGTCAGTCTCGTCACCCTGTCCGGCGCCACCGTGGTGTTCACCAACGTGCCCGACGGCTCCCAGCTCAACGTGGTGTGCTCGCGCGTCAACACGGCGACCACGGCCTCGGATATCGTGGCCCTGCTGTGACCGCTCGTGGCTGACCAGCGCATCAGCGACCTGTCGGCCGGTAGCACGGTCGGCGCAACCGACCTGTTCGAGGCCGAGCAGGGTGGGGCGTCGGTCAAGCTCACCGGCGCGCAGATGCTGGCGTATTTCGGCGGCAGTGGCGGCGGCGCCGTGCGGCAGATGGTGGTCACGCAGGACAACACGGCGCTCTCGACGAGCTCCAACATCCCCTACGACAGCACGATCCCGCAGAATTCCGAGGGCGTGGAATACACCCAGATCGCCACGACTTTCACGCCGACCGATGCCGCGTCGATCTTGGAGATCGAGGTGTTTATCGCGCTGTACCAGCTGAACTCCGGCGGCAACGCGCTCGGCGCGTTGTTCCAAGACAGCACGGCCAACGCCCTTGCCGCAGCCAACAAGACGCCGGCGACCTCTGGCTACTCCGACGACATGTACATCCGGTACCGGGTCGTGGCAGGCAGCACCTCGGCGCGGACCTACAAATTCCGCTACGGCGCCAACGCCAACTCGATGCTCATAAACCACGTCTCGGGCAACACGACGTTCCTCGGAAACGTGATCTACTCGCACATGAAAGTAACGGAGTTCGCGCCGTGATCGGACTTGGCCTCGGGTTGCTCAGCTCTGCAGTGCACCGCGGCACGAGCGCGCTGTCGTCATGGGATCAGGGCGCCGCGTGGAAAGAGCGCTGGCGCATCGACGACCCGGACGCGGCACTGTGGCAGGACGTCGACGGGACTATACCTGCCGCTCCCGGCGGCTCGCGCCTGATCGCTACGGTCGATCCGGTGTTCATGCCGAGCGAAGATGACTTCGTGCAGGCAGGTGTCCCGACTTCTTCTGGCCCGGTCGTCTACAAGATCAAGCTCGACCCGGTGGTGGTCTCGCCGTTCTATGTGGCGTTCGGGTCTCGCTCAGTCTTCGGCCCCACTAACCCTGCGGGGGCTATGCAGATTTTTTCTACCGGCGCTGTGAACGTCGGAGCGGGCATATTTTCCCCAACCGGTACCCCGGTCGCGGCCTACAGTGCCGGCGCGATCGCCGACGGCGAGCACCGGATGATCTGGTACGACCCGGACGCGGGCAAGGTGTGGCTGGGTAACGACGCAGGCCCTACCTCCGGCGACCCTGAAGCCGGTACCGGCGCGCACTTCACCTGCGCACCCGGCACCGACTTGGCGCCGCAGGTACGCATGACAGACAGCGTGGGCGGCTACCCTGCCGACCAGACGGCTACTATAGTCCCGTATTCGAGCGGCCGCTTCGCCGACCCGGGTGTGCAGTGGGAGCGCGCCGCCAAGCGTAAGATCCTGTTCAACTTCGGCGACCCTGTGCTGCGCATCGGCGGCATGTATGCCGAGGGGGCGCTGGTCACGGCCAGTGATGGCAGTACGATTCCGCTGCACTACGAGGCGTTGGGTGACGACGGCCCTTACTACATCGGTGATCGCTACCAGCAGGCCTATTCCCTCCGCCCCCCGGCTTCGATGTATGGCGTTCTGGTCGACATCGGAATTCGCACCCCGTTGGGGGTGTACGTGTTCGCGTTCCGGCTTACTCCGCTCCTGCCGAAGATGCTGTATCAGGAAATCATCGTGCGCTACCCGAGTAACCCGGCCGCGCACGGCCTGATGCGTACCTTCCTCGAGGAGCACAACACCGTCGAGTTCGTGGACACGATGGCCACCTCCCACGGCGATCGCATGTCGATTGGTACGTTCTACGGGGCCTATTACGGCGGCGGTGAGTACCACGTCATCACTGACGGCGATTCGACGATCACCATGACCGGACCTAACGGTGACAGCACCACCATTCCGCCGTTCGAGGACTACTACGGTTACGGTCCGGTTGTTAATTTCGGCGATAGCGTTACCGTCAGTATCGAGCACCCTGACGAGTTGACTGACGTCGAGCTTGCCTTCGGGGCCCTGAACGCTAATTTCCTCGGACCCGTTTCCGCAACCAGCGCGTTTGTCATAAACGCCATCCACGGCACGCCGTTGCCTGCCTCGCAGTGGCCGGCGGAAGCGAAGGTGTTGGTGCTGAAAGGCGGCAACAGCATGATGGGCAGCTTCACTGACATCAACCTGCCTGCTGCCGCCAACAAGGACGTGATGGAAACGCTGGGGCTCGTAGGTCAGGTGTCCGGGCGAGCGGACGTGCGGCAGTTCCCGGCAATGATAGATTGCAACCTCAACTGCTATGGCTTGGAGGGCGTTAATGCGCACGGCCTCGCCAACTTGCCGTTGCTGTGGTTCAGCGGCAACAACGTTCAGTACGACGCGCCACGCTTTACGTTCTTCGACATCGGAGGCTGCACGAGCTTGGTGTGGAACGTGGATCAGGGCGGCAGCGGGCATATCACAGACTCCTTGGTCTACGTCGACCTGTCGGGCGCGAACCCGATTCCTGCCAGCCCGGGTGGCTTCGAGTGGAACTTCTCCGCCCCAAGTAACCTCCAGACTTTCCTCGCGGTCGGTTGCAACTTCGGGGGCACGAACCTCAATTTCAGTGACAGCGCCGATTTGACCCTGCTTGACTTTCACGGTGCGGCGGGCATCAATAGCCTCGATGCAGCGGGAATCACTTCCGCCGGGGACGTCGAGATCAGCTTGGTCGGCACCGGCTTTACCGGGGCAGGTAATATCTCCGTGGCCGGCAGCACTAGCGTTAAGGTTTGCGACCTGACTGGCGCAACCGGTAGCGGCGCTGCCCTGCACTGCCAGAACAGCGGCCTCACGTCTTTGCTGCTGGAGGACTCGCAGGTAGGCCTTGGCTACATCTACGGCTGCGGCGATCTCGTCAACGCTTACATGCACAACACGCAGGGCGTCACGACCTACGCTCTGGATCAGCTCATCACCCAGCTTGATGCTAACGGCTTCGAGGGCGGAGTCGCTGACTTGCGCGTCCTTAACGGAGTCGTGAGGTCTACTACTGCCGATATCAGCATAGCGAGCTTGGCCGCCAAGGACTTCACGATCCTCCAGAACGTCACCTTCGACCCGGACAACCTGTCCTCCCCAGCAGCACTGACTGACTACAACCGCAGGCTGTACACCACCGACTACACTCTGTACGGCGACGCGCGCAGCCACTTCGCGCTCAGCTCTGCCCCGTTCGAGGTCAAGTTCATCGCCAACTACACGCCGGGCACGGCGTTCGTGAGCGCGGGGCTGGCGAAGCCTGCGTGGAGCCCAATAGCGAACGCGGCGTACTTCTCAACAGACGCCTACTTCGTCAGTAAGGACGGCATCAACCTGCACGAGGCCTTTGCTGATCTCGGCTTCACGGTAGACCCGGGAGACCCGCTGTACGTCCGCTTCGATCCTGCGACAGGTTATATCTGGTTCGATAATAAGGACGACGTCTATCTTGCCGATGCTGAAGCTGGCATCAGCCCGCACACGTCAGTCCCACCCGGAACCGCACTGCACCCGGCCGCCTGCTGCTTCAGCACGGACGACGTGACCGAGTGCGGCGTTACTATTGACCAGACCAGCACACACGGCCGTTTCGTCGCCTTGGAGATCGTCATATGACCACGTCCATCAATTACCCACGCCTCGAAATGAATGCACGTATCGAGGAAATGCGCGCCCAAGTGCTGAGCCTTGAGGCCCTGAAAGGGGCTGAGCACGTCGAGGCTGAGTTCGAGGCGCTGCCTGCGCGCCCGCGCATCACCTTCGTCAACGAGGCAACCGCACTCGGCGCGCGTATCGTCGAGCTGTCGAACCTGCCAGACCCGGTGGCGCCGTAATGGACGCGCCGACCTACGTTATCCTGCTCGTCGGCGCGATGCTGTTCGTGCTGCTCTACAACAAGAAGAAGGCCAGCAAGCAGGTCGGCTCGACGAGCAGCGAGCATGGCTGGGTCATCGGGCCGGTGGTTCACGGCAAGAACTTCTCAGTCGGTATGCCTGAGCACCCGACGCCGCAGGGCGCTGGCTGGTCGTTTGTCTTCCCCGGTCCCGGCGGCAAGGTCGGCTCCGTCGCGTGGTTCGACCCGCCGTCGCTGGTCGGCGCGAAGGCGCTGGTGCTGCGCTTCTCAGTGACCGGCGGTGGGTTCGCGCCGTCCGAGTTCCCGGACAAGCTCGCGGTGGTGTCGCTGATGCTGCAGCGTAAGGGCGACGACTGGTCCGGCACGGGCGGCAAGGCCGACTACCGCCTCTACTCCCACCAGCTGCAGGCGCTGCAGGCAGGAGACTGGTCCATCACGGTCCCACTGGACCCCGCCGCGCTGGGCAACGTGCTGGGCAAGCCGGCTTCGACGACGAGCCTTGACGCGATGATCGCGGCGCTGAGCAACATCGCGGTGGCGTTCGGGCACGATTCCGGCGTCAGCCACGGTGTCTACGCGACCCAGCCGTCGACCTTCACCCTGCTGGGGCTCGAAATCCAGCGCTGACAGGCGTATCCTGCGGCCACTAGCCGCGCCATCACAACTCAGGGGAACGTGACATGCCGATCACCGCACAGGTCCTTGCCACCGGCAAGAATCCGGGTCAGTTCGATACCGATGTCGCCCGCCTGATCGGGCTGGGCAACGAGCCGCGCGGCAACCCCTTCATGGTTGGCGACCTGATCTGTCAGGCGATGGCCGCCGGCAGCTCCAGCGCGACCTTCGAAGACCTCGACGCGCGCGTTACGGCCGCGGAAGCCGACATCGACGCGACGCAGGCTCAGCTCACCGTCACCAGCTACACCGCTGACGGCGCTGTCAGCATCACCGACGGCACCAAGCGCATCGCCAAGACCTCCCTCGCCGCGATGACCCTCGCTGCGCCGGCTGGCGACGACGACGTGATCGAGATCTTCACCGACACCGCCTTCGCCCACCAGATCACGGCCACGGGCTTGATCTGGGACGGCACGGGCGCTTCAGCGAAGAACACGATCACCGCCGCTGCGTTCCCCGGTTGCGGTATTCGCCTGCGCGGCTACAGCGGCAAGTGGTACGTGATCGCCAAGAACGGCATGACCATCGCGTAAAGGGGCTGCCGTGGATGCTGCGCTGAACTGGCTGGCTCTGCATCTGAGGCTGGTCGCAGGGATCTGCGGCTCGGTGGGCGTCATCGTCGTTTCGGTCGTCAAGGTATGGCCGAAGATCAAGAAGTTCTGGCAGCGCGTCGTGGCTTTCATCGACGCTATCGAGGAGCTGCCGGAAATGCGGCAGGCGCAGCTCGTTGCGACCGAGGAGCTGGCTGGCCTGAGCACCTTGGCCCGGCGCGTCAACGCCGCGTTGCTGTCTGATGCGCCCGACTCGGTCCCCGGCAAGCTCACGCAGCTGTTTGATCAGGGCGCCGCGCGCACGCAGCAGATGACCGAGCACGGTGAGCACATCAGTCGGCTCGACAAGAAGATCGACTCGGTGGCCAACACCCAGCGCGCGGTGATCAACACTAACCCGCGCATGGGGGTGTTCGAGGCGGACCACTTCGGGCGCTACGTCGACGCGAACCGGGCGTACCTACGCTGGACCGGCCTGACCATACAAGAAATCGTCGGCTGGGGCTGGATCAACGCCGTGCTGCCAGTGGATCGCGGGCGCGTGCGCGACGAGTGGCTGTCCTCGGTGAAAGACGTGCGCCGCTTCGAGCTGCGCTTTCACCTCGTCCATACTGGCGGGCGCGTCATAGAGGTTGACTGCTCGGCAGACCCGATCCCGCCCGGCGCTAACCCTTGCGAGCGCTGGCATGGCACTATGTATGAAGTAGCTGGAGTGAGCCATGACTGAAGAAAAAGAACTTCCCGGCGCTACCAAGATGCAGAAGGCGTGGTCGTTTACCCTGCGCTGGCAGGAGTTCATCGGCTGGCCGCTGGCCACCGTGCTCGTCGCTGCGGTGCTGTGGGTGTTCGGCGGCGGGCTCGACCGCACCGCGCTCAAGGACATCATGCCGATCTGGATGGTGCTGCCGCCCAAGGTGGCCTACGCCGTCTGCGCCGCTGGCCTGACGTTCCTCGTGCGCCGTCGCTGGCGCTGGAAGCTGACGGCCGACGAGCAGAAGAGCCTGTGGGACTCGGTCTGTGCCGGCCAGCCCGGAGCAGTGCTCGTCTACCTTACCGACGCGGTGTTCACTGTATGCGTACTGCTGATTTTCTCGCTCTGCTTCTTCTCGCTGCCGTCCTGACCGGCTGCAACCCCCCGTCGCCGCCCACGGCGGCCAGCCCCGCTGCGCCCGACCCCGAACCGTCCGCCCTCGCTGCCGAGGTGGTGTCTGCCTCCGTCGCGATGCGCGAGGAAGTGCAGCTGGCGGCTGCCGACGTACCGCAGCCGCCCCCTGAACAGGAGGACCGTGCTTTTTCGGACTGCGCTATCAAGCTGATCACGCGCTGGGAAGTCAGCGGGGTGTCGACCTACAACCGCAAGTGGCAGGGTGTGGTCTGGCCCGGCGGTAGCAGCGGGCCGACGTGGGGCATCGGCTATGACGGCGGGCATCAGACGACCTTGGACATCGTGCGGGACTGGAAAGCGCACCCCAGCCGCACGCAGCTCAAGACCGCCAGCGGTGTAATTGGCGTAGCCGCGAAGCAGCGGCTCGGTGAGTGGGGGGCGGTGCGCACCCCCTATCCCTACGCGGCGGAGGTGTTCGCTACGGCGAGCCTCCCCGCGTACCGGGATTCGGCGCGGCGCGCGCTAGGTCCGAATTTCGACACCCTGCCGGTCGGCGCGCAGTGTGCGCTGGTCTCGATGGGGTATAACCGTGGGTGGCAGATGACAGGCGAGCGTCGCCGCGAGCTGCGCACGATCCGCGACGAGTGCATGAAGGACAACGACGTGCGGTGCATCGCGGAGCAGATCCGGGCGTCCAAGCGCCTGTGGCCTGACAGCCGTGGCCTGCGCGACCGGCGCGACGACGAAGCCCGCGTCGCGCTTACTTAAGGAGGCACCATGGACGCTATCGATCGCCTCAAGGAACTGGAAGAGATCAAGTTGGTTTCGTGGCGCACGCGCCTGTCGGCGTTCTGGCTGGCGTGGCGCTATATCTTGATCCTGCTGCTGCTGCTGGCGCTGTCGGTGTTTGCCAACTACAAGCAGTGGGAGCATCTGGTCAAGGTCAAGGCCGTGCAGAAAGAACACGAAGCGCGCTTGACGGCCGAAGCGCGCGCGGCAGCGAAGGCCGAGGATTTGCATACGGTGGATATCATCGCGTCCGCCAAGGTAAAGGACGACGCCAAGATCGCCGAGCTCTCCTCTGAGAACGCTGCGCTCGGCGCCAAACGGTTGGACCACTACAACCGCAGCAAGGGGCCTCTCCCCGCCGCCAAGGCGACGCCGAAGCAGGTGAAGGCCCTCAATGACCTGCTGGACGAGGCGCGCCATGAATAATTACGCCCTGCTCTTCCTCGCGCTGATGCTCTGTGGCTGCGATACGATCGGCCAGCGCTTCGTAAAGCGCGAGGCTATCCCGGAGAACTGCGACCCGCAGTGCCGGCAGTCGTGTGTGCTGTCGCCTGACATCAAGTTCGCCGAGCCTGCCGGCCCCTACAATGCCGGCGACGAGATCACCAAGCAGGTCGTGGCGCCGCTGATCGGCGCCTTCAAGCAGTGCGACCTGCAGCGGCAGGCGTGCACCATGTGCCTCGACCGCCTCAAGGAAGCTGGCCTGACCAAGTGATGGACGCGCTCACCGAACAGCAGACGCAGTTCCTGTTCTACATTGACGTAGCGGGTTGCCCCGTGTCGCGCGCGTGCGAGCTGTCTGGGATTTCCCCCCACGAAGCGAACAAGATGCTGAAGGACCCGGGCATCGCGCACGTGCGCGAGGTGCGCAAGGCGGTCGCGCGCCACCGGTCCAAGATCTGCATCGAGGATGTCAACGAGGGTATCCGCGACGCGATCGACGACGCCAAGACGATCGTCGACCCCACGGCTCAGATCCGGGGCTGGGTGGAGCTGGCCCGCATCAACGGCCTCGACGCGCCGAAGAAGGTGCAGATCGAGCATGTCGCTTCCTCGGCTGACGCGCCGAGCGAGCAGCTGCGCCAGCTGCCGTCGTCCGAGCTGGCCAAGCTGGTTGATGAGAACAACATCGTCGACGTGGTTGACTTCTACGAAGTGCGCAAGCAGGCATGAGCGACGAGCTGCTCGTCCTGTGCATCCACTGCAAGATCGAGCAGCCGATCGAGCGGTTCCGCGAGTATTCGGCCACGCCGAAGGTGGTGTACGACTTCTGCGAGTCGTGCGAGAACGCCTACGGCATGGTCAAGCTCTACACCGAGCACAAGAAAGAAACCACCCCCCACATCGCCCGTCACGTCGCCAAGGTAGCCGCTGCTGACCCGCGCTACTCCACGGCGAAGGGCAAGGCGATCATGGAGGGCGTGGCCAAGCGCATCGAGAAAGGCCAGCATGAGCCCACGGCGGCCGAGCGCGAGCTTGCGCGCCGCGAGCTGATGCGGCGCCACCTCGTGTTCTTCACCCGCAGCTTCGTGCCGACCTACAAGGCCGGCTGGGTGCACCACGACATTTGCCGCCGGCTCGAGAAGTTCGTCAAGGACGTGGAGGCCGGGCTGTCGCCGCGGCTGATGCTGTTCATGCCGCCGCGCCATGGCAAGTCCGAGTTGGCGAGCGTGCGGTTCCCGGCGTGGGTGGTCGGGCACCACCCTGAGTGGGAAATCATCCACGCTTGTAACGCCACCTCCCTGACCGAAGAGTTCAGCCGCAAGATCCGCGACTGCGTGCTCACGCCTGAGTACAAGACCGTGTTCCCGAAGGTGGTCCTGCGCAAGGACACCCAGAACCTGCAGCGCTGGCTGACTGACGTCGGCGGCGGCTACCTCGCGGCCGGTATCGGCACCGGCATCCTCGGCAAGGGCGCCCATGTCCTGATCATCGACGACCCGGTGAAGGATGCCGAGGCGGCCGACTCCGAGACCCAGCGCCAGTCCGCCATGGACTGGTACACCGGTGTGGCTGCCTCGCGCTTGGCGCCCGGCGCCGGCGTGGTGATCATCATGCAGCGTTGGCACGACTTGGACCTCGGCGGCCGGCTGTTGCGCCTGCAGAAGGAGCTGGAGGAGTCCGAGGTCGAGGCCGACGCGATCGAAAAGTGGGAGGTGGTCGAGTACGCCATGGAGGCGGAGCAGGACGAGCACCTGACCCCCAACGGCCAGATCTTCGCTGGCCCGCTGCCGCCGGAAGGCTCGCGCCTGCTGCGCCGCAAGGGCGAGCCGCTGCACCCGGAGCGCTACAACGATCTGGAAATGCGCCGCATCAAGAACCGCTTGCTGCGCACCAACCCCCGCCACTGGCACGCCCTGTACCAGCAAAAGCCCGTCCCGGACGAGGGCGAGTTCTTCCAGACCAGCATGTTCCGCTACATCCCGTCGGTCCCCGACTGGTCGCAGATGCGCATCATCACGGCGTGGGATCTGGCGATCGGTCTGAAGCAGCGCAACGACTACACCGTCGGCGTGGTGGGCGGCCTCGATTACGAGGACAACCTCTACATCCTCGACATGGTGCGCGGCAAGTTCGAGGCTCCTGAGATCATCGACAACATCGTCCAGATCGTGAAGCGCTACGACCCGTTCTCGTTGGGTATCGAGCACGGCCAGATCAGCATGTCGATCATGCCGACGTTGGTCGCGGCCTTGCGTAAGGAGCGCCTGTACGTCCAGATCGACGAGACGCTCAAGCCGGTGACCGACAAGCAGGCGCGCGCCAAGCCGCTGCAAGCGCGCATGGGCGTGGGTGCGGTGTACTTCCCCCAGAACCAGCCATGGGTTGAGAAAATCAAGGCGGAATTCCTGCGTTTCCCGAACGGCGAAAACGACGACATCGTGGATGCTATGGCATGGCTGGCGCGTTTGGCGCAGAATGTGCCGGTGCCGGTCCGCGCGGGGAAGCCTAAGCCGAAGGGCTGGCGCGACCAGCTGCACCTCTATACCGGGGGCAACCAGAGGAGTCATATGTCCGCATGAATACCGTGCGCCCCTTGAAGACGCGCAACGATGCGACGACGGCGGCCCTCAGCAACTACGAGGCCTTCTCGTACTTCTACGACAACGGCCACCGCAGCTACATCGAGCGGATCAACAAGACCTACGACTTCGTCCGCGGCCGCCAGTGGAACGCTGTCGACAAAGCCCGGCTCGACGCACAGGGCCGGCCGGCCCTGACGGTCAACCAGCTGCTCCCCACCTATGCTGTGATCCTCGGTGAGTTCCTCGCCAACCGCGCCGACGTTACGTTCCTGCCAGTCAAGGACGGCTCGGACGAGGTGGCGGATGCGCTGTCACGGCTGTGGATCAACACGGCCAACAACAACAAGCTGGACTGGTACGAGCTGATGGTGATCGAGCGCGGCCTGCTGGCCGGGCGCGGTTACATCGACATGCGCGTGGACTTCGACAACCAGATGCAGGGCGAGATCGTCATGCGCGCGCCCCGCCCGCACTCGGTCATGCTGGACCCAGATCTGGACAGCCCCTTCACCAAGGACTGGCCGCAGGTCGTCGAGTCGCGCTGGATGACACTGGTCGAGATCGAGAACCTGTTCGGTACCGAGACTGCCGAGCGGGTCAAGTTCGTCGGCGCCGAGAACATGCTCGGCTCCCAGTCCGTGTACGAGCGCCCGAACCGGCGCGATATGCCCAGCCGGGGCAACATCGACCCGGCCTACAACAAGCAATACCGCGTGATCGACCGCCAGCACCGGCTGGTGCGCACTGGCGAGTGGTTCGTGGACGTCGACAGCGGCGACATGCGCGAAGTCCCGGATGGCTGGCCGCGCAACCGCATCGCCGAGTTCCTGCGCCGCTATCCGCAGGTGGCTATCACCAAGCGCCAGTACAAGGACGTGCGCTGGACGGTCAGCATCGACCACATCAGCCTGCACGACGACTGGTCGCCCTACGACGACTTCACCATCGTCCCCTACTTCCCGTTCTTCCTCGACGGCGAGCCCGTGAGCCTGTTCGAGCAGCTGCTCGGCTCGCAGGAGCTGCTCAACAAGTCGCTGTCGCAGGAGCTGCACATCCTCAACACCAGCTCGAACTCGGGCTGGAAGTACAAGTCCGGTGCGCTGGTGGGTATGACCCGCGAGGACTTGGAACGCCGCGGTGCCGAGACCGGTCTGGTGATCGAGATCGCCGGCGACCCGGATAAGGACCTCGTCAAGATCCAGCCGAACAACGTCCCGACCGGCCACGACCGCATGTCGTTCAAGGCGGCCGAGAACATCAAGACGATCTCGCTGGTGTCCGACACCATGCGCGGTTTCGACCGGGAGGACGTGTCCTCCAAGGCGATCCTCGCCAAGTCGGCCCGGTCGAGTATCTCGCTGGCGCTGGCTTTCAACGGCATGAACCGCCTGCGGCAGGACCTCGCCGAGCGCGCACTGGGCATGTTCCAGCAGTTCTACGTCGAGCCGCGCCTGCTGTCGATTACGGGCGGCTCCAGCATCGAGCCGAAGTCCGAGCAGTTCGGCATCAACCAGCCGACGCCCGAAGGCACTATCGCTACCGACCTGCAGCTGGGCAAGTATTCCGTCGTGGTCACCCCCGCCCCCTCGCGCGCGACCATCAACGAGTCCGAGTTTCAGGAGCTCACCCAGCTGCGCGAGCTGGGGGTCCCGGTCCCGGCCGACGCCTTCCTCGAGGCTAGCCACATCCCGAACAAGAAGCGCCTGTTGCAGGCGATCCGCGGGCTGTCCGGCGGCGAAGACCCGGCTGCGGCCGACATGGCCCAGCGCAAGGCAGAGCAGGAGCAGGCGCAGCTGGAGGCGCAGGTGGCGCAGGCCGACATGGCGCTCAAGCAGGCCAACGCCAACCTCGCCAACGCGCGGGCTGAAAAAATCGGCGAAGACGCGCAGAATGTGCCCAACGAGCAGGCTCTCAAGGAAGCCCAGCATGCTGCTCAGGTTGAGCGCGACCGTACGGCGGCGCTGCTGGACGCCCGCCGCATTGCAGCGAAGGAGCGCACCGACCGCACCAGTCAGGCGATCGATGTCGCCAAGATGGACAGCGACCGGCAGCAGCACAACGAAACCATGAAGGCCTCAGTGCTCAAGAATAAGCAGGCCGGCAGTACGAAGAAGCCCCCCTCACCGAAGAAAAAGGCATAGCCCATGACTGGCAATATCAAGCCCGAAGACATCAAAGAAGACCCGAACCCGGGCGCGGAAGATTCTGATCTCGACTTCGGCGACATGTTCGGCGACGACGGACTCACCGACGATGACGAGGCGGCCCTCGCTGCGGCCGCGGCTGACAAGTCTAAGGAGAAGGCCGGTGCGAAGCCTGCTGCCAAGCCTGCTGTCAAAGCCGCTGCCAAGGCCGATGCAGGAAAAGCTGCTGCGGCGGCTGCTGGCGAAGCCGGCGAAGAAGGCGAGGAAGAAGGCGACGGCGACGGCGATGGCGGAGACGGTGCTGGAGACGGCGCTGACGGCGAGGGCGGCGAGGAAGATCCGCGGGCCGCTGGCGCCGGCGCGCGCCGCACCAGCGACTCCACCCCGCGGCAGGGCTGGGTCCCGCCGCACCGCATGCGCGAGGTCTCTGCGCAGGCCCGTGCTGCGGAGCTGCGCGTCCGGGAGCTTGAGCAGGAAAACGCCCGCCTGACTGGCGGCAAGGACAAGCCTGATCCCGTCGCTGTGCTGGAAGGCGAGATCGAGCCGCTGTACGAGCAGGTCGAGGAAGCGCGCGCTGAAGGGCGCTCGAGGGACGCGGCCACCTTGCAGCGGAAGATCGATGCGGCCAACCGCGATATTTCCGAGATCAAGGCATCGCGCACCGCGACCGTGCATGCGCTGGAAACGGCGCAGAAGACCGCCTATGACGCGACGGTCGAGGAGATCGAGGCCAAGTTCCCTGAGCTCAACCCGGAAAACGATGAGCTGTACGACGGCGAGCTGGCGCAGGAAGTTCTCGATCTCGCCCGCGGCCTGAAGGCCAGCAAGGGCCTGACCATGCAGAAGGCGCTGCAGAAAGCGCTGACCTACGTCTTCAAGGAAGAGGTCCTCGAGTCGGGCACGGCGCACCTGTACCAGAAGGCTGGCGAGGCGAAGAAGGGCGAGCCGAAGAAGGGCGCCGAGGCCACCGAAGCAGGCAAGGCGGCTGGAGCCAAGCGCAAGGGCGAGGCGGTGAAGAACAACCTTGCTGCCAACGGCAAGCAGCCGCCGGCGCTCGGCGATGCTGGCAAGGCGTCCAACGGCGAAGGCACCCTCGACGTGAAGAACATGTCGCAGAAGGACTTCGATGCGCTGCCGGAATCGACGCAGGCGCGCCTGCGCGGGGACTATATCTCGGCGTAATTTTACTGGCGGCCTTGATTAATTTATGGTTCAATAAAGGCGTGGGCTAACCCCCACGCCTTTTTTCGTACGCTGCGACGACACAGCAGCCGCCAAGTCCGGCGTCAAGGGACGGTAAATTCCGCTCGGCTGGCAGCGACACGCCGGTAAGCAACTCGTGCTGTACCACCCCCTTTACGAGAGGAATTTACCATGCTTACCAATTTCGCTGCGCTCACCGAAGAGCAGCTCACCGCGTGGGAGCGTACCGTCCACAAGGCGGCCCGCAACGCGTCCTTCGTCAGCAACTTCGCTGGCGAGTTCTCGGCCATGGTCCACAAGGTCGAAGAGCTGACCGAATCCGAGAAGGGCGCCCGCGCCGTCATGACGCTGGTTGCCGACGCTGAAGGCGACGGTGTCGCCGGCGACAACACCCTCGAAGGCAACGAAGAGGCCCTGCGTAGCTACGATCAGGTCATCCAGATCGATCAGCTTCGCCACGCCCACCGTTCCAAGGGCCGCATGGCCGAGCAGAAGTCCGTGGTCAAGTTCCGCAAGGAAGCCAAGGACGTGCTGGGCTACTGGCTCGCCGATCGCTGGGACCAGATGGCGTTCCTGACCCTGTCGGGCGTCAGCTATGCCTTCAAGAACAACGGCGCCACCCGCACCGGTTCGCAGCTGGCGGATCTCGCTTTTGCGGGCGATGTCACTGCCCCTTCGACCAACCGCTACTCGCGTTGGGATGCGGGCACCTCCACCCTGATCACTGGCTCGGCTGCTTCCAACGCCGATCTGGTGTCGACCGACACCCCGACCTACAACATGCTGGTCGATCTCAAGGCCTACGCGACCGACAACTACATTCGCCCGGTCCGTACCGAGGACGGCATCGACGTCTTCTTTGTGTTCATGACCCCCAAGGGCATGGCCGCGCTGAAGAAGGAAGCCGGTTACCTCGCGGCTGTGAAGGACGCTGGCAAGCGCGGCGACGAGAACCAGCTGTTCAAGGGCACCGGCCACGGCGCCAAGGGCGGCGTCTACATCGACGGCCTGTACATCATGGAGTTCCGCCACGTCTTCAACACCCGCGGTGCGCAGTCGGGTTCGAAGTGGGGCGGTGGCACCGTCGACGGGCAGCGCGTGCTGTTCTGCGGCGCGCAGGCGCTGGGTATGGCTGACATCGGCATGCCGCGTTGGGTCGAGAAGGAATTCGACTACGACAACCAGCCCGGCATCGCCACCGGCAAGATCTGTGGCTTCAAGAAGCCCGTGTTCCGTTCGGCCGTGACTGGCACGGACGAGGACTTCGGTGTCATCGTCTGCGACACGGCCATCTAAGGGAGCCGCCATCATGACTGTTATCTCCAAGAACGTCGGCCACCAGTTCCCGCGCGTCGCGTGCGTGGACATGGATTACTCGGAGCTGCCGGCTACCGCAACGTGGACTGGCGTGTTCGACCTGCCCGGTGGGGCCATCCCCATCGGCGGCGCGATGCACGTCGTCACCGCCTTCAACCCGGGCTCTGCCCTGACTGCTGCGTTCGGCACGTCGGGCACCCCCGGCAAGTACCTCGCTGCCACTTCCCTCGCGGCTGCGGCCCGTACTGCGGCTATCACGCAGAACGTCGCCCTCGCTGCTTCGGAGCACGTCGGCGTGACGCTGGCTCTCACGGGCGCTGTGCCCACGGCCGGCCGTGTTATCTTCTGGCTGGAGTACCTCCTGCCTGACAGCCAGCACGAGACGGTGGGCTAAGCCCAAGGTTGAGCGCCGGTGAGGGTGCAGTGGCGGGGGGCGACCCCCGCCACCTTTTGTCAGCCTTGGAGAGACCCATGCTTTTCGTCGCGAACCGTAATTTCACCCTCCGCTCGAAGACCGGTCATATGATCCGCTTCGAGAAAGACAAGCCGCGTGAAGTGCCGCTGGACGTCCGCCGCGAGGCGATGGCAGTTGGCATCATCCCGGCTGATGGCAAGGCCAACACTGTCGAGGATGTCGACTCCGCCCTGTCTGTCAGCATGCCGATGCCGAATGACCTGCGCACGGCTCTGATCTTCTACGCACTGGACAAGATGCGGGAAGAGAACGACAACACCAAGTTCGATGCCGCCGGCCGCCCGAAGGTCGACAGTGTCAATGCCTACTTCCATGGCTACCTGCACATCAACGCCACCGACCGTACCAAGTTCTGGGACGAGTACAAGGCGCTGAGCGGCAGCGGCGAGGACGTCCCGGGTCACCGCGATCTGCGTACTTTCCTCGACCTCGCGGGCATGACCAGCCGCGACGAGGCGGCCGACTATGCCAAGATTCTCGGCATTGACGAGACCGTGGTCGAATCCGTGTCGATCCGCGATGCGCGCAAGATCCTGCTCAATAAGCTGTTCGGTGCCTGATCATGCTCACGGCCGAACAGGTCATGCTGCGGTTCCGCCGGGAGGTGGATGACCGCCTCTCGGACCCGGATGACCTGACGGACGACGCCGATCGCCTGTTCACGAACGACGAGATCTACGAGTACATCCACGAAGCGCAGTACGAGACGGCCCGCGCAACCCGCGGGCTGTTGTACGTCTACACGGTGCCTGTCGTTGCAGGTGAGCCGCTGGTGTCGGTCCCCGGCATCATCGACGTGCTCGACGTCGAACTGGTCAGCACGCGCCGCGCGCTGACCGAGCGCAACCGCTCAGAAGCACTGGTAACGACGGACGACTACGGCAACGTGTCGACCAACGTCTCTCGCACGGCGGTCGGCATCCCCCAGCACTACACGCTGGACGCGGTCGCCGGGCGCATGCGCTTGTCTCCTATCCCCAGCGCTGACGACAGCCTCGAGATCACCATGATCACGCTGCCGCGCGTGGCGGTGACTACCGGCACGGACCCGACGGCTTTCGCAGACCCCAAGGACCTGCGTCTGGTGCTGATGTACATGAAGTACCTCGCCTACGACAAGCAGGACACCGACACGCTGGATGGCCGTAAGTCCGACGATTACCGGGACGAGTTCGAAGAGCAGGCGCTCAAGCGCGAGTCCGAGATCAGCCGCACCCGCCGGCGCCCCGGCGTGGTGGCCTACGGTGGCTAAGCTGGCCGAAAATCAGCTGCGCGCGCTGGACTTCAAGCGCGGCATCAACAACATCGCCGGCGAGACGGACCTCAAGGGCAACGAGGTGCGTGAGGCAGTCAACGTCGACATCGACCCCGCCGGCGGCCTGCAGCGCCGCGGCGGCTACACACTGAAACTCTCCGGCGACTGTCACTCCGTGTGGGCCTCGAAGGAGCGCGTCTACGTAGTGCAGGACGGCGACTTGATGTCCTACGCCGTGGTCAACAAGGAGCTGGTCGACGCGGCCATGCTCCGCTCGGGACTGAGCGAAGCCCCGCTGTCGTACGCTGAGGCGCACGGCGATATCTACTGGTCCAACGGCATCCTCGCGCGCCGCATCAGCGACGACGTCGACTTGCCGTTCTGGATTGAAACGCCTGTTTCACCGACCGTCACTGCGGTGGCGTACGGCGGGCTCACGGCTGGTCGCTACCAGCTGGTCATCACCATGGTTGGCAGCACCGGTATCGAATCGGGTGCTCCGGTTGCGTCGGTAGTCGATGTGCCCGAAGGCGGCGGCGTCATGCTGTCCGAAATCGCGCTCAGTGAAGGTGCGCATCATGCGCGCGCGTACATGACCGAGCCTGACGGCGACGTCTTGTTCTATCGCACTGAGGTCCCGGCCGCGGCAACGTCCGGTTCGCTTTCCGTCTCCGACGGACCGGGGCGCCCGCTGCGCACCCAGTTCCTGCAGCCCATGCCCGCCGGCCAGATCGTGCGGTTCTGGAGCGGGCGCCTGCTCGTGGCCAGCGGCGACACGCTGTACTTCGGTGAGCCGAACCGTGGCGGGCTGTACAAGCGCGACAATTACTTCCGCTTCGCAGGGCGCATCACGCTGCTGGAAGCGGTGGGGGAGGGCGAGGAAGGAGCGGGCGTGTACCTGAGCGATGGGAAGCGTGTCTACTTCCTGTCCGGCCCGAACCCGAAGGAATGGGCGCGGCGCGTCCGCTTCATGCACCCGGCCGTGGAGGGCTCGGGTATCGTGGTGCCGGGCAGTTATTTCGCCGACGAGACGGAGCAGACCTACACTGGGCCTGTTGCGGTGTGGGTGTCGCAGAACGGGACGTACTGTCTCGGGCTGCCGGGGGGTGTCGTCCGCACGATCCGCGAGGATTCTGTGGCGCTGCCCCGCTTCGATCGCGCAGCGATGATGCTGCGCGAGCAAGGTGGCAAGCGCCAGATCGTGGGCTCGTTCTCCGGTGGAGAGTCGAACCCTATGGCGATGTCGGACTCCATGTCGGCAGTTGTACGCCGCCACGGCAAGATCTTGGACTGAGTGCTACACTATTCGCCGGGCAACCGAGGGGAACCAGCCATGTTGAGCAAGGAACTGAACAAGCACCGCGCCGAGTTCACTGGTGCGCTGCGCAAGCGCCGGTTCGAAGAGACCCCGCAGGGTATCTTCTTCCCTGACCAGAAGGTCTACGCGCTCGGCGCGTATACGCACTCGGTCAACGGGCAGGACGAACAGACCGATCCGAACGTCGTTACCACCGAAGGCCTCACCTACCTGCTCGGCTCCGGCCTTGACGGCGCGACCCAGATCACCTCGTGGTATCTCGCGCTGTTCGAGGGCAACGTCACGCCGGGCGCTGGTGTCACTGGCGCGACTTTCGCGGCGGCCTGCACCGAGTTCACCGACTACGACGAGGCCAATCGCGTACTGATGATCCCGGGCGCGGTAACGGCCAGCCTGAGCAACACGGCCGACCGCGCGGTGTTCACCATGTCGGCCGGCGTCAGCAACCAGACCATCTACGGGTCCGGCCTGCTGCAGTCGAGCGTCAAGGCGGGCGTCACCGGCAAGTGCTTCTCGGCGGCTCGCTACGCCACCACGCGCACCGGCCTCAACGAAGGCGACGAGCTTCTGGTCACCTTCGCGGCAACGCTCGTCTCGGCGTAAGTCGTGCCTCGGTACGCTGCGTGGCGCCGGTTGTCCGGCGACACGGACGATACCGAGCTGATCGACCTCGGGAAGCGGCTGCTTGGTTTTCTGGACGAGCAGCGCAAGATTTCCGGGGTAATGACGCAGTCGATCCAGCGCACGACGCCGAAAGGCATCGTGCGCGCTGCTTTCTACGGCACTATCCCAGTGGTGGAGATCAGCACCGTGGAGCCGGGCGAAGAGACGCTAGAGCTCGTCTACCTGTTCATCACCAGCCCGGACGGGCTGCGCATCTACGATCTCGGCAGCAAGACGCTGGTTACCACGGTCGCAGGCTTGGCTGCCTACGAGGTCGACGCCGTCGACAAGATCGGCAAGGTCGTGTGGATGACCGGCAGCAACATCATCGTCCGGGTCGACCTCAGCGACACCAGCGCCTTCGGTTACAACTACCCGGTTAATGGAATCACGATCGACGACGAGGTGACCCCCGGTTTTGCCGGCGTCGTCGCGGCGTACCTGTCGCCGGACCAGACCCGGCTGCTGGTGGCCTTCGATACCACCTACGACATGGACGGGCCGATCGACGGTCTCGGCGGCTACGTGCTGGCTGACGCGGAAACGCTCGCCCCGGTGCGCGCTGCCCTGCGCATGACGTTCCGGCCGCAGTGTGCGTGCTGGGGGCCTGACGGCAAGTTCTACCTTGCCACCACGCTCAACGCCGACCCCGGCGACGCGCCCAGTGTCGGCGTGGCTGACTCGCCGCTCGACTACGTCAGCCAGTTCACGGCGGACGGCGTCCTGCTCGGCTCGCGCTCCCTATACGACTTCGGTTTCTCGCCCGGCACCGCGTTCGGCCGCACGATCCGCGCGCTGGCAGCTTCCGCTGAGCGGGTCTATGTCTGGCACCGCGAGGGCGCGACAGCGCCGTATTCACTGACGGTCCTCGACGCTACTGACCCAGCGCTGCCGATCCTCAGCACCATGGAAGCCCCCGCATACGACTGCCGCAATCTGCTGCTGGCTCGCGACGGCGTCACGCTCGCGGCCTTGCACGACGGCCGGGTCAGTGAGTTCAATGTCGCCGGGGCTCCCTTCCTGCTGCACACCGTAGTGACTTCGAACGCAGGTGGCGACCCGGTGGCTGGCCCGCTCAATGGCTCGGCGACAGCCCTGCTGCAGGTCGGCGTCGAGAGCCGGCTCGGCGCGCCAGCAGACTGGCGCCGCTACCTGCTCAATAATGCGGGTAGCACAGGCGTGGTGTATGCTTACGGCAGCTTCGCGGACGACCCGATTTTCGAGTACGACCTCGACGCTCTGGACGTTGGCGACCGCTACCGCCTCGCCAACGTGGGGGCTCTTCGCAAGGGGAAAACTGCGTGACGCTGCAGGTCTCGACCAAATTCAAGGAACTGATCCTCGGCCCGACTTCGTTCGCCGACATCTTCGCCTACGGCAAGATCCGCGTGTACTCGGGCGTGCAGCCGGCCAGCGCCGACCTCGCCCCCACGGGCACGCTGCTCGCCGAAGTGACTGAAGACGGCGCTGGCGGTGGGCTGATCTTCACCCAGTTCGGGCCGTACGTGGTCAAGAGCTTGTCGCAGGACTGGCGCATGCTGGTTTCCGTTTCCGGCCTCGCCGGCTGGTTCCGTCTCGTAGGCGCCGCAGCCGATACGGGCGAGCCTACCTACTTCCTGCCACGCATCGACGGCAGCATCGGCGAGTCCGGTGCTGACTTCACCGTGGCAGAATCCACCCTGACTGCCGGCCAGAGCATCGCCGTGCAGCAGTTCAGCTACACCATCCCGCCGATCACTTGAGGAACTACCATGGGCATCAAGATCTCTGACGCGCTCGCGAACGACCTGCTCGACGGCCTCAGCCTCGACGCGCAGCTCAACGGCGGCTTTATTTCCATCTACGCTGGCACCGTGCCGACCACGGCCGATGCTGCGCTCGACTGCACCGTCACCACCGGCGTGCATACCCTGCTGTGCAAGATCGGCAGCGACGCGGTTCCGGTCGACGACGCCACCACCGGCCTGAACTTCGCCGCGGCCGCAGCCAGCCGCGCCATCGCCAAGTCCGGCTCCGAGACGTGGGCGGGCAAGGTGCAGTTCCTTGGAAAGGATCAGGCGGCGGCCGGCGTGAGCCCGCTGACTGCGACTTTCTACCGGTTCCATACGGCGGCCGATACCACTGGTGAGTTCGGTGGCAGCGCGGCCGGCGGGTCGAGCACCCCCCGTATTCAGGGCACGGTCGGCACCTCCGGTGCGGACCTCAACCTGACTTCGGTGTCGCTGTCCGACAACGGCAGCAACACCGTCGGCATCGCCACGTACGAAGTTCGCATCGACGCATAACGTGCTGATCAAGCAGGCCATCGTCACGTTCATCCCGGGCGTGGACGCTGTCGAAGGCCACGCTGCGTCGCTGACTTGCGTCACTCCGCCGCCGGTAGTGGATACCGGCGGTTCGGTCGAGCCGCCGCCGAACACCGACAGCGAGCTGGGCGATCTGATCTACCTGTACGTGCCTAATGACCCGGACGATGTTGGCGCTGGCGAAGTACGCACCCCCGCGCACGCGCCCGAGCCTGCTGGCTACGTGTGCGATACCGAGCCTACCGCATACCTTGTTCCTGACCCCAGCTTCCCCGGTGGCACCATGACGGTCTACGAGATCCGCTGCTACTGGACCTATCCGTGACCGACACCTGCACTCCTGTCGTCGTCGATGGCGAGAACTGCATCCAGTGCGCGGAGGTGGTGGCAGTCGCGGCTGTGCCGTCGCAGACGATCATCGACCGCAATCTGGGCTGGAACGCTAGCGCGCTCAGCGTCGCTCAGCGCATCGGAAACTGCTACGTCGAGTTCACTGTCCCGGTTGCGACGCTGGGCACAGTGGTCGGCCTCGTCGGCGCGCGCCGCAGCAACAACCCGCGCGATGTCTCGCACGGGATCTACGTTTATCAGGATGCTGGGCGGTCGTGGTGCGCGGTGGTCGAGAGCGGTACGCCGATGACTGACGCCGTGGCGCACGTTGCTGCTGACGTACTGCGCATTGAGCGCCGCGGCAACGCCGTGCACTACTTCATCAACGGGGTGCAGGTGTACGAGTCGTCGGTCCGTCTGGCGGTTCCACTGCGTGTGATCGGCTTGCTGTTTGCTGCTGACGATGGAGTCGATTAATGAGCGTCGTCACTATCACCCAAATTACTCCGCCGGCAGGTACGTCCGGCCGCGTTGTTGCCATCGCCAACGACGGTACGGCAGCGCTTACCTACACCAACTCAACCACGCATCCAGCGCGCTACGTCCCGGGCGCGGGGGCATCGGCGATCCCCTTGCCGGCGGGTTGCGACACGGGCTCCCCAACCGATATCTCCGATGACGGCAGCGTGGTGTGCGGGTCGGCATTTGATTCCGGCGACGCGTTCAACACCGCCGTTGCATGGCGGTGGACGAGTCTGGGTGGAACGGTCGTGCTCTCGTCGGCAGTGGCGGCAACGCCGTACTCTACGGCCGGCATGTCAGCCGACGGGTCGGTGATCGTCGGCCGATTCGGTGCAGACTCGTTTATATGGAATGCGCTCGACGGCGTCGTGCTGCTCGACCTGCTTGGCCCGCTTGGAGCGGACAACGCTATCGTCGCCGGCGTGTCTGGCGACGGGCTTGTTGTCGTCGGTTACTACATCGAAACCGGCACGGGCGACACGATCGCGTTCAAGTGGACGGATGCTGGCGGCGCGGTCCCGCTGGATCAGCCAGTTGGGTCGGCGGAATCGTACGCGTACAACGCCTCCACTGACGGGTCGCTTATCATCGGCGAGTCGTGGCCCGGCGATACTGTCGGCTTCGCTTACCGGTGGGATGAAGGCACGCCGTCAGAAGTGGTCGGCAGCGAGTCCACCGCGTTCGACTTCTCGGAGGACGGCTCGGTCGTCTCCGGCTTCGTTGTCATTTCCTCGGCTCAGCGCGCGTACGTAGTCAGCAACGGCAGCGCTTATTCGCGCTTGCCTGAGCTGGCTGCAGCGACGAAGTCGAACGGACTGAGCGTGTCTGCCAACGGCGCGTACATCGGTGGTTACTGCCGCACCAGCGGGACGGACAAGCCGTGCTACTGGTTGCTTGGTCCGTTCTGGACCGACTTCATCAACTGCGCTGAAGCCTGATGACTGACATCGTATTCGAAGAACTGGTCGGCTCCCCCGAAACTGTCGGCAACGGCAGCGGGGTGTTGCTGCGCCTGACTAGCTTCGGTACGGAGGAGCCGGATGTCGGTTTCGGTGCCCTGCGTTTTTCCGGCGCGGCGGAAGGCACGGCGTACGAGCATGCGGTGGGTGAGCAGCTCGCTTACCTGCCGCGCCTGCGCTCCTTCGCTACTGATACCTACGGCGAGATCCTGACCACCTACATCGGCTGGGCGTGGGGCTACCTGCCGGCGCTGGTCGGTGAGAGCTACGAGGAAGTCGGGCTGTTGCCCAGCGCTGGCTACGGTGACGGCGCGCTGCTCACCCTGACCGGCGTGGCAACGGGCTCGGTCAATCTGGTCGGCACGGCCGCCGGCACGCTGCGCCTGCGCAGCTATGGCCTCGAAGACAGTGGCGACTGGGGCATCAGCTCCTTGCCTGCGTTCGCCTCCGAAGCGCTCGAAGACGCGCCCGTGGCGGAGAACTTCTTCTCGCTGCAGCAGCACCCGGGCGTCCTGCTGGCCTTCGCCGGCAACGTCTTCTTCAGCACCTACGGCGAAGTCATCGAAGTGGCCGCGCCGCTCGAGGCGATCCAGACCAGCTCGATCCACGAGCGGCTCGTCGTGACGGACGCCATGATCGCAGCGCGCATCTACTACGCTGCCATCGAAGACACCGTCACCATCACCGCGGCGATGCGGCTGGCTTACGAGGTGCTGGTCGAGGAAGAGGTCACGCTGACTGCTGACCACCTGCCGAGCGTCCGCGCCATGGTGCGCACGCTCGACACGTTGCTCCTGACTGCGGCGGTGTCGTCGCAGCTGCAGGCCGAGGTCGCCATGGCGGCGGTGATCACCGTCGGTGCGTCCTTCAAGCCCGGCTGGGCAGCGACCATGCTGGCTGACATCGAGATCGCGGACGCCGTGCAGCAGACCATGCACGCGGTGGCTACCGCCTTCGAGCAGGTCACGGTCACCGGCGAGTACATCGGCTCGCTGCGCTTCTTCGTGGACGTGGCCGAGAGCGCCTCGGTCGAGACCGGTTTCAGCAACAACGCCGCCCTCAACGTCATGCTCGAGGAGGGCGTGTCGGTCAACGCGATCTTCTCGCTCTACGGTCAAGCCTTCAGCGTCTGGATCATGTCCCCCGACAACGAGGCGGTCTACCAGTACGAGAACTTCAACTTCAACAGCTTCGCCGGGCTGGGCGGGGCTTACTTCGGCGCCAACGACCACGGCGTGTACCTGCTCGAAGGCGACGACGACGCTGGCGAGGACATCGACGCGCGCGTGCGCACGGGCCTGCTGGACTTCGGCACTGGCCGCCTGAAGCAGCTGTCCCGCGCGTACTTGGGCTATACTTCGACCGGGTCGTTGCTGCTCAAGACGGTGACGATCGCTTCCGAGGGAGCGGAGCGCGGCAAGAAGGTGGAGGACTGGTACGAGCTGACGCGCGTCCACGATGATATGGCCGAAGGCCGCATCCCCGTGGGCACGGGCCTGAAGTCGGTGTACTGGCAGTTCGTCCTGCACAACAAGGCTGGCGCCGACTTCGTGACCGACGAGATCAAGCTCTACCCGTTGGTGGCCGATCGTCGCATCAAGTGAGGGGTCCATGACTGAGCCGTTCGAGCCTGTAAACACCCCCGAAGATACCGCCAGTTTCGTCCAGAACCGGTGGGGGTACTTCCGCGAGCATGCGGACGAGCTGATCGATCTGGCTATCGCGGCGGGCCTGAGCATGGGCGCCCTGCCGACGGCGTACGTCCCGATCGCGGTCGACTTCGATGTCGACTTCCCGCCGGAGTGGGGCACGTTCGCCCAGCCGACGGCGCCGACCCCGCCGACCTTCCTCGACGTCAACCTCACGGCGCCACCCGCGCCGGACATCGGCAACATCGCCATCCCTGACCCCGGCCCGGCCCCGACCGAGCCGGACGTCGACCAGTACCTGCAGTTCCAGCTCCCGGCTTCTGAGCCGGTGGCTCCGACGCCGCCCAGCACGCTCGATGACGATGTCGTTCTTGATGACGTCACGATCCCGGTCTACGTCGAGCCGACGCTGCCGACCATGGACGAGCTGTACGCCATCGTCATGCCGGAGCCGCTGCCGCTGGAGCTGCCGACCTTCGACGCTGAGCGCCCGGTCTTCGCTTTCGACACGCCTGAGAACACCTTCAACTTCGACAACGAAGAGTACGACTCGGCGTTGCTGCAGCAGCTGCGCGACAAGATCTCCGAGATTTGCACGGGCGGCACGGGCCTGCCGCCGTCGGTGGAGAACTCCCTGTTCGAGCAGGCGCGCGCCCGCGAGGTCCGTGCCAACGACGCCCTGCGTTCCTCGGTGGAAGACGAGTTCGCCGCCCGCGGCTGGAGCGAGCCGTCCGGTGTGCATGCTGCCCGCCTGAAGGAAGTCGATCAGGATCTGGCCAACAAGTCCTCGTCCCTGAGCCGCGACATCTTCATCCAGCGCTACAAGGAAGAGCTGGAGCAGCTGCGCTACGCGATCACGCAGGGCGCGGCGCTGGAAGGCCAGCTGATCCAGCAGCAGATCGCCTTCAACGACCGCATGCTGCGCGCTCAGCAGATCACTGTCGAGGTGGCGATCAGCCTGTACAACGCCCGCATCAACCAGTACAACTCGGCGGTTCAAGCCTACGGCATCGACTCGCAGGTCTATCGCGACCGGGTGCAGGGCGAGCTGGCCAAGGTCGAGCTGTACAAGGCGCAGGTCGAAGCGCAGCAGGTTGTCGGCGAGGTCAACAAGACGCTGGTCGAGGCGTATACCGAACAGGTGCGCGCGGTCGTGGCGCTGGCTGAGCTGTACAAGACCCGGCTCGATGCCGCGCGCGCTCAGCTGGAGATCAATGGCCAGCGCCTCGAGGCCAAGCGCGTGCAGGTGCAGACCTACGCCGCCCGGGTCAGCGCATACGGCGAGGAGTGGGACGGCTACAAGGCGCAGGTCGAGGGCCGCCTCGGTGCCATGCGCGCCGGCGAGACGCTGGTGCAACTGTATGGCCAGCGCGTTGAGGCGTACAGCACCAAGGCCAACGCGGCGTTCGCCGGCGCGCGGCTGCTGTTCGACCGCGAGGACCTGAAGGTCAAGCAGTTCCTCGGCCAGCTCGACAGCCTGCGCGCCCAGCTGGCGCTGGCGACCGCCAACAACGACAACCGCGCGCGCACCTTCGACGCGCAGGCGCGGGTGTACGAGTCGCAGGGCCGCATGGTCGAGTCCGAGGCGACCGTGAAGACGCAGGTCACCGTGGCCAAGGGCAACATCGCCGAAGCCAAGGCCAACGTGCAGCTGCGCGCGATCGACGCGCAGGTCAACCAGACCATCAAGCTGCTGGAGGTGAATCAGGAGGCGCGCAAGTCCAAGGGCGCGATCCTCGCCCAGCTCGCGGCCTCGGTGCTGTCTGGCTTCAACTTCGGCGCCAGCCTCAATGCGTCGTCCAGCTTCGGTTACAGCAAGAGCGTCGGCGTAAACTACAGTGCAGGCGGTCCCCCCATCACGTTCGCAATCGGCGGTATCTGACCATGGCTCTCGACCCGTACGCCAAGAAGCCCAAGCTGAGCTTGAAGCGCCCCGGCGATCCCGGCTGGTCGTCGCCGGGAGCGAACGCACTGCCGACGCCCGGCCCTGCGCCGGCGGCCCCGACTGGCGTAGGCGCGACCCTGCGCGACTTCGCTTCTACTACGGGGCTCGACCAGCTCAATCCGGTCAGCGCGGCGCGCGACGTGATCAACGACCCCATGGGCTCGGCGGAGAAGACGCTGGCTCCGTTCGTCGGCGGCGGCAGCGGCTTGCGCAACGCGCTCGTCGGCGCCAATGTCGGCAGCCAGATCGTGCGCAGCGGGCTGGCGTCGCGCGGCGTCGACCCGCAGCGCGTCAACGAGATCAAGGGCGTGGTCGATCGCCTGCCGGCTGTCGCGGAGCAGGGCATGTCCGCCGGGCGCAAGGTGCTCACTGGTCTGGGCTTGGCCGGCTCCGCAGGTACGGCGGCGGTTGCCGCGGCCAGCCAGCCGGATACGCCGCTCACTCCCGAAGAGCTGGCAGCGGCCGGGATGTCGGACCCGAGCAAGACGCCGGCAAGCGACCCGGGCGCAACCGGCGCGTCGCCGGCCGGCCTGCGTTCCATCGTGACCGGGCGCGACGCGCGCGGCAACCTCGTGGCGGCCAGTGACGGCACCGACCCGATGCAGCCGAGCAAGGGCGCGCAGAAGGGCTCGCCGCTGCGCAACCTGCACACGATCAGCTTCGCTCCTGAGACGCAGGCCGACCGCGACAAGCAGGCGGCGGCCTCGACGCAGTATTACAAGAACATCGGCGGCGACCTCGCTTCGCAGTACGACCAGCTGAGCCAGAACCTGTCCGAGCAGCGCGCTCCCGGCGCCTACGGCGTGTCGGGCCAGCGCAACGCCGGCCTGCGCTCCGGCCAGACCGACACGCCGCTGGACGTGGCCAAGTTCCTGCACGACACCCAGACCGACGCGGCCAAGACCGAAGCCGACCGCGTCAACGAGCAGAACCGGCGCACCGACGCGCAGGCGCAGGCGTACCTGTCGCGCATCGATCCCAAGCAGGCGGGCGAGCAGGATCTGGGTGACGCCCAGCTGCTGGCTGGCTACGACCGGCTCAAGGAGAAGGACCCCAACCTGTTCAGCTCCAATACCCCGGAGTCGGCGGCGGTGCGTGAGAACCTGCAGCAGCGCGCAACTGACCTGCTCAACCAGCACTTCCAGCGCTACACCACCGACGACCCGAACCAGCCCATCGCGCCGAAGGTTGGCTCTGCCGACCTGAGCGGCTTCGGCAAGGGCTCCTACCGCGGCGGCGTCAAGGCGCTCGTCCCTGATTTCATCAACGACTTCGGTGGCTCGTTCACCTATACTGACCCGGCGAGTGGCGAGAAGTATGCCGCCAACGCGGACGAGTTCAACCCGGTGCAGCTGGAGCTGCTGCGCCGCGCCGCTGAGCTCGGCCCCAAGGACAGGGCTGCAAAGAAGGGCGTGCGGGAGCCGTAACCCATGGCTGTGCCGAGTGTGCTCGGATTGCGTATGACGCCCGAAGAGCGCGCTCGCTTGTCGGCGCCCGGCGGCGTGCTGTCTGACGCCAACGCCGTCACCGCCGAAACTCCGTACCAGAGCGAAGCCACCAAGGCTTTCAATCAGGGCATCGGCCAGCTCGAAGCTACCAACGAGGGCCTCGGCGCCGTCGGCAACGCGCTGGTCGGTCGTGAGAACGCCGCCCGGCGCGGCCTGCGCCGCGCGCAGCAGCTGGAAGAGCAGGGCGCCGCCAACGCCCCGCGCGTCAGCTCGATCCGCGACGTGAAAAACCCCGGCGACGCGCTGGAGTACGTGCAGAACACCGCGCTGACGCAGGGACCGAACCTCGCCGTCAGCCTCCTCGGCGGCGGCCTCGGCGCAGCGGTCGGCAAGCGCGTCGGCCTGCGTGCGGCCGGCAAGGCGCTGGCTGGCACTGTCGAGGGGGATCTGGCCAAGACCGCAGTGAAGGGCGAGGCGGTTGCTGCGACCGAGGGTGTGGCCAAGGCGCAGCTGCGCGACCGCGCGGTGGCTGCAGCGCGCAAGCTGCCGGCTGCCAAGGAAGCCGCAGGCCACTCGGCGGAGCTGGGCGCTGCGCTCGGCGCCGCGGCGACCAGCGTGGGCCTCGAGACCGGCTCCATGGTCGACAACCTGCAGGACGTGCCCGGCTCCAACGAGTCGATGCAGTCCAAGGCGGCCAAGACCCTCGCTGGCGGCGTCGCTGCTGGCAGCATCGACGCCCTGCCAGCCTTCCGCCTGCTGCATACTTCCGGCCTGCTCAGTGGCATCGCCGGCACCGAGGTCAAGGCGCTGGCCGGCAAGATGCACACGCGCATCCTGCGCGAAGCGGGCAAGCAGGCCGTGGCCGAAGGCGGCACCGAGCTGGCGCAGACGATCATCGAGCGCGCCAGCCGTAAGTGGATCGACGACCGTATCGGCCTGCTCGACCACGACGCCTTCAACGAGTACATCGATGCCACGGCTGCCGGCGCTACGCTCGGCGGCTTGTCCGGCGGCATGGCGATGTTCCCGCACTCGGTCGCGCAGGCGCTGTCCAAGCGCAAGCCCACCGGCTCCGCTGCCGGCGACGTGGCGCAGGCGCGCGACGCGATCGACATCGGCAACGACACGATCGATTTCAGCGACGACTCGATCCATGACGAGGACCCCGGCGATCAGTCGATCTTCGACTTCGGCCAGCAGCAGCCGGTGTCGCCCGAGGCGTACACCGAGCAGATGCAGGGCATCCCGTCGCGCGCGGTCAACATGCTGCGCGACCAGCGCCCGACCGGCGACTTGCGCTCTGTCTACCGGCCGCCGGCCGAGCGCGGCACTGAGCAGGGCATGCCGCCGCAGGTCGCCCCCCCGCCGCCGGCCGGCCCGAACCTCGATGCTGCGCAGGGTCCGAATGTCGCGGCGACGGTGGAGCGCGCGCTGAAGGACCGCGTCCTGCGTCTCGACGCGCGCGATGCCGCCAAGGGCGACACCAAGCGCGCCGGCAACCAGAAGCTGCTGGAGGATCTGGTCGGGCCGCAGGGCGCGCAGCTCATGCAGTCGGGCATCAAGAAGCTGTTCCAGCCCGGCTCGCAGGCCAAGACCCTCACTGACGAGCCGATCACCGAGAAGAACAAGCTCACCCACTGGAACCCGAGCCAGTCGCTGCTGGCGTCGGTGAAGGAGCGCGGCTCGCTGTCTGGTGAGGAAGTGGCAGCGATCCGCCAGCTGGACGATCTGGCCGACACTCCTGCCAAGCGCCGGGCGGTGTTCGAGCGCTTCGCGCGCGAGAGCTCCAACACGGCTGAGGATGTCAGCGCCCAGCGCGCCGATGCCGGCAAGGTCGGCGGCGTCAAGGTCTCCGACCGCGAGCTCAAGAACACCCACCGCGGCGCGGGCACCTCGGCGTGGATGCAGGATCGCGCCATGCGCTCGGCGCTGCGCGACGTCGCCAGCGACGGCGACCCGCAGGCCAACGACGTACTGGACTCGCTGGACTCGCGCTTGCAGGCGGCGCTCAAGAACAAGAAGACTGCCGAGGAGCGCACGACGGCGGCTGATGCGGTCTACGCATCGGTGCGCAACGAGATCAAGGGCTCCGGGATCGAGGCGGCGCTCGGCGCCGTGCTGGAGAACAACTACGCCACGACGCTCGACAACGCCATCACTCGCCCGGCGCAGGACGCAGACGCCGAGTCGCGCAAGCTGCAGGTCGAGGGCAAGAACGGCGAGCGGCGCATGGTCGACGTGCCGCACCTGATCAACCTCGTACGTGCGCGCTCGGCTGAGAAGACCGCGCCTACGGATGCCGGCTTCCTGCAGCAGGTGGCCGATGCCTACGGCAAGGCGCTGGAGCTGCTCAAGACCCAGAGCGACCTCGTCGCCCAGCCCGAAGCGATGGCGCGCGGCAACCTCGTGCTGTACCAGAAGGACGGCAAGAAGATCACGCTGGCTGACGTGCACAACCTGATGTCGCCGGAGCTGCGCCAGCAGTCAGCGGACTTCGACCCGGAGAACATCACTCCCACCGTCGGCGACGAGGTCTCCGACAACCGGGTGCCCGGCGGTGACACGTTCGTACCTTCGCCCAAGCGCGCGATCGAGCCGCAGGCGGACGTGATCGAGGCGATGATGGGTGCGCCGCCTGAGCAGGCCAACGCGCGCATCGAGGCGAAGCCGAAGGGTGACATTGTTGTCGATGACAACCCTGAAACGCCGCGCGGCCACCAGATTGTTGGTGAGGGGGCGAAGCCGGAGTTCGACGACCCCATCGCCGCGCTGCAGGCCCAGATCCGCGACCTTGGTGACAAGGCGACGCAGATGACGCCTGACGAGCGCCGCGCGGCGAACATCAGCGGCCAGATGAAAGACCTGCGCGCGCAGCTGTCGAATGAGTTCGACGCGGCCAAGGCAGCCAAGCGCAAGCGCGCGCAGAAGAACGCGCCGCTGGTGAAGGGCCTGCGCGAGCGCATCGCCAAGGTGGAAGCACTGCCGGCAGCGGCCAAGCCGGCGGTGGCTGCCAAGCCGATCAAGGAGACGGGCCGCGAGCATACCGAGGTCGACAAGCGTCGCATCGCTGCGCGCGCCAAGGCGATCGGTGAGTTCGATGCCAAGAATGAGCCGCTGCAGGCGGCCAAGCGCGTCGAGACCAAGGAAGCCAAGAAGCGCCAGACGCCGAAGGTGAAGGCCGCGAAGGCAGTAGCGAACGAAACCGCTGCGCGCCTCGAGGCCAAGCTGGCTGCGGACAACGCCGAGCACGCGGCCAAGCGCGCCGCGGAGACGGCGCTGATGACCGAGCCGCAGAAGAAGCTGCTGCTCGGCCGCATCAAGGCGACCTTCCCGAACGCGCTGGCCAAGTACGAGGCGGCCGTCGAGACGATGACCATCGGCGAAGGCCGTAGCCTGATGGCGCGCATCAACAAGGCGGTGCGCGAGCGCAGCTCCGAAGACACCATCGATGACGTACCCAATACCCCGAAGAAGCGCGAGCGCGCGACCCCGGTGGTGCAGGCGTACGTCGACCATGCCGCCAACCAGTCCGAGCGCCTGAGCGAGGCCAAGCTCAACCACCTCGCTTCTCAGCTCCTCGACCACTTCGGCCTCGATGCCGACGTGATCGTGCGCTACGTCAAGCCCAGCGAGACCAACGGCTTCGGCAAGATCAGCTACGACCCGAACAAGAAGCGCTACGTCATTCACCTGCGCGACACGCTGCGCGGTGCCGACGCGGTCACCAGCCTGAGCCACGAGCTGGGCCACCTGATCGAGCGCCACATGCAGCGCACGGCGAGCGACGAGACCAAGACCGCACTGCGCGAGGCGTACGAGAAGTGGCTCAAGGGCCAGCCGTCGACCAAGCACATGTACGACGTGCTGGCTTCGCGCGCGCCGGCGGCACGTCAGGAGCTGTTCGACGCCCTCGGCCTGCGCGGCACCGGTCCGCGCTTGGCCGACATGAGCCTCGAGGCTCAGTCCTACGCCACCATGTTCGACGAGTGGTTCGCCGATCAGGTGGCGCGCTTCATCACCACCGACAAAAAGGCCGTGGGCGCAGTGGAGCAGTTCTTCGCCGACGTCGCTGCCAAGCTGCGCGAGCTGGCCACCCTGTTCAAGGGCAAGGCCAAGCCGGACGCGGCCGTCAAGGCGTACCTGCAGGCGCTGCGCCCGACCACCGCCCAGCGCGTCGATGCCAAGCGCACGATCCGCTCGGTCAAGAACGTCGACGGCACCAAGCTGCCGGAGGGAGTCACTCCTACCGAAGCGCACGCGGCGGTGACCGACGTCACCGACCCGAACGCGATCCCGACCACCATGCGCGAGATCTTCCGCAAGCTGCCCAAGGGCGCCAAGGCGGTGCTGTCGAAGATCGTCCAGCGCGGTCCGATGATCACCAAGCTGCGCGAGCTGGTGTCCGACCCGGGCACGCTCGCTGCCATGGACGACCCGGTGCTCGGCGTCGAGACCCGCATGGTGGTGGCCTACAAGGCGTGGCGCAACGGCCTGCTCAACATCCGCGAGGCACAGGGTACGTTCCGCACCGTGTGGACCGAGGTCATGCGCGTGGTCGGCGTACTCACCGAGTCGGACTACTTCGAGCAGTTCCTCGGCGACGTGCAGCAGGCCAAGGTCGGCCGCAACCCGGAGCGCTACGACCTGTTCCACCGTACCGCGCACGGCAAGGGCGCGCTGGCCAAGTCGCTGGCCGAGGTCGACCGCTACTATCGCGGTAGCTTGCTGCCGCTGGCCGACAAGGTCTTCCTGACCGGTGTCGGCGAGCGCCTGCGCGCGACCCGCATCCCGGCGCTGGCTGGCTTGGCGGTGAAGTTCAAGGCCGGCAGCGGCGAGCAGACCAGCGACATCGGCCTGTTCCCGGCGCGCCACCGTGAGGCCAACCGCCTCAACACCGCGCTCGGCCGCGCCATCGACGGCCTCGACCAGTCCGACCTCGACCAGCTGCAGGAAGTGCTGATGCAGGCGGCGCCGGCGTCCAGCCTGTCGCCGGAGCAGCGCGCGGCGTACAACAAGATCAACGCGCACCTGAACCGTGCCTACGACTATCTGCAGGAAGCGGGGGTCAAGTTCGACAAGCGGGCGAACTACTACCCGATCGTGATGAAGGACGCCGTGGAGCTGGCTGGCCAGCGCGAGGAGTTCCTGAGCTACTTCGCCAACAACTTCGATGCGCAGATGCGCGCCAAGCTCAAGTCGCTGTGGATCGAAGGACTCGACGCCGACGTCCCGGCCGACGCCGAGAAGCTCAAGAAGATCCACAAGGAGCTGTTCGGCAAGGACGCCAAGACCGGCCGCGAGCTGGCGGAGAACTTCTACGCCATGGCCACCGGCGAAGACCGCGATGCCGCGCCGCCGTGGCTGGCCGGTGCGCGCCCCTCTTTCCGCTACATGAACGAGCAGCTGATGGACTTCGTGCTCAAGGGCACGCCCGCGCAGCGCTCGGCGTTCGCGGCTTTCCGCGAGCCGAACCTTGCCTACACGCTGACCCGCTACAACGAGGCAGCGGCCAAGCGCGCCGAGTTCAACCGCCGCTTCCCGACCGAGGTGAAGATGGTCGATGGCCGGCGCGTGGTGACCAACCCGCTGCTCGAGGCGCTCAAGGAAGCGCGCAAGCAGGGTGCGACGCAGGAAGAGATCGACCTGACCCACGACTTCGTCGACGTGATGATGGGCAGCTACGGCCTCGGCTACCCGCCGGCGATCAAGCACCTGCTTGGTGGCATCGACAAGGTGTTCGGCTCCAAGCTGGCGCAGAACCCGGCGCTGATGCGCAAGGTGCAGGGCTTCCTCGTCGTGTACCAGAACGTGCGCCTGCTCGCGCTGGCCACGCTGTCGTCGATCGTCGACAGCTTCGGCATCGCGATCCGCAGCGGCAAGGTCAAGGATGCGTGGGCCGCCTACCGCGATACCTTCAAGTCGATCCGCAAGAACGGCTCGATGGAAGACATGTGGAAGCTGGCCGAGGACCTCGGTGTCGTGGAGACCACCGCTACCAACGAGGCGCTGGCTTCGGCGTACGGCGGCCTGTACCTCAGCCGCGGCGCCCGTCAGGTCAACGACTTCTTCTTCAAGGCCATCGGCCTGACCCGCTGGACGCAGGCCACCCGCGTCGCTGCCGTGGCCATGGCGCACCGCTTCTTGCTGCGCCACGCCGACGGCAGTGGCAAGCACAGCGCGCGCTACAACAAGGAGCTGGGCCTGAAGCCCGGCGACATCGAGGCGTTCGGCGACTTCGTGAAGATGAAGACCGGCGACAGCGACCGTGACGCGCGCATCCACAACGCGATGCTGCGCTTCGTCGACGAGTCGATCCTGCGCCCGGACCCGTCGCAGCGCCCGCTGTGGGCGTCCGACCCGAACTACATGCTGATCAGCCAGTACAAGAGCTTCACCTACGCCTTCCAGAGCACGATCCTCAAGCGCATCGGGCACGAGTTCCGCGAGGGCAACTACGAGCCGCTGCTGCTGGCGCTGGCCTACGTCCCGATGATGCTGGCTACCGAGCTGCTGCGCGAGTTCCTCCAGTACGGCGAGGACGGCAACCCGAACCGCGACAACTGGGGCGTGGCGGAGTACGCCGCATACAGCGCCAAGCGCACTGGCCTGCTCGGCCCGAAGGAGTTCCTGACCGACGCCGTGGCTGACCCGACCTACGGCCGCCTGCCCGGCACTTCGTTCCTTGGCCCCTCGGCGGCTCAGGCCCGCGAGGTGCTGTCCGACAAGCCGGCGGGCGCCAAGATCGAGGCTGCGCTGCCGATGGAGACCATGGTCAAGCAGCACATCGACCTGCAGCAGAAGAACCCCGAGCGCGACCCGCGTGCAGCCGCGGAAGTGGCGGGGTAAGATCTACCCACCCGACAGGAGAACCGTCATGGCCGTGTTGCCCGGATACGCCCCCAAGAAGCCTGACCCGCTGGTTGCCAGCGCGACTGAACTGGCTGCTGCGCGCGCACCTGCGCCGGCGATGGCCGCTCGCCTCGCTCCTCCGAAGCGCATGGCAGGTCGTCCTGCGAAAGCCCGCTACGGCTTGCGCCAGATCTGATGCGCTGGCTCCACTTCATCGATAACGACGAGACCAAGTGGCCGCGTCGCGGCTTGTTCATCGAGCGCTCCTACGATATGAAGGTAGGCATCGTGACACTCGTGCTTGGCTTTACTGGCTGGCGCCTGCGCGAAGAGCGGTTCGATTTCAACAACTACTCGGCGATGGCGCGGCGCTGCTACTGGCTCTATTTTTCCTACGACCGGACGCGCAAACAGTTTCACTGGCGCCGTGGCTCAACTCCTATGGAACCGGTTGAAGTTCTGGTGTGACATAGAACTAGGTTCCTGAGATTACAGGCAAAAAGAAACGGAGCCCTAGGGCTCCGTTTTAGTTAGGTGATTAGCGAATCGCCCGCGAAGAGTAGCTGGAGTTCAGCATCTTGGCGTTCTCCGCCCACTCCCAGTTGTCGAGCACGTAGCAGTTGAACTCGTCGCTGGATAGATCGACTTCCTTCTCGACCGACATGTTGAGCATGGCGATCACACGATCGTAGTCAGCCGTGTGGTCCTCGGGGCTGCGCAGGTTGAAGTACAGGTTGAAAGGCTCACGATGCTCAACGGACTCAAGACGAGCTTTCAAAGCAGCAACGACATCGTCCCGGTATACGACGAACGCCTTCTCGTAGTCGGCGGTATGGGCGGCGCGGTTTTCGACGAGCTTGTTGCGAAGCTCGCTGGCATTGATGCGTACGGTTCTCAGGACGGTTCTCCTTATCGGTTGTGGAACAACTTCGCTACGCAGGTCTTGCATAGCGTCAAACCGGGCACGCCCTCGCGCCCGCATCTACACGCCGGCCAGCTCACGCGTGGCAGCTCAGCATCGACTGCTCGCGTCGGATGTGTACGACGACGGCAGCCTAGATGGCTGATGTTGCGCAGGTGTGGGCGAGCGTGGATGTTCACCCGAACACCAGCTCGTCGAAGGCGCCCAGCTGCACGATCACGTCGGCGTCAGCGGCGTCGAGTGCGCTGGCGTCGTCCAGCGAGATCGCCTGCACGAGGTTGCGGTAGACCACCCACGTCGGCTTAGCCAGCGCGCGCGTGATGCCAAGCCGGATGGTGTCGTAGTTGCACACGAACTCCGGGAAGGCGTCTTCGTTCTCGGCATCCGAGAGCGTAGCGCTGAGGTAGTCCTGATCGCCGCTTTCGGCGCGATCGATCTTCTCGGCGAAGGCCCAGTAGCCGATGCCGCCTTCCAGCGCAGCGCACAGGATGTCGGCGCACAGCTGGTCGGTAACCGGGAAGGTGAGGGAGACAGTGAAGGTCATGGCGTGTCCATGGAGTAGGTGGTGAATTTGGTATTCAGCCAGTGCATCAGCTTCATTTCCATGCGCAGCAGCGTACCGAGCTTGCCGCGCTTGTGGCGCAATCCGCGTGTGAGGGTCCTCACGGCGTGCCGCACCTCTTGCCCGCCCACGTTGATACGTAGCGCAAGGCCGAACTGGTTCTCGAAGTCGAAGGTCGCCGTCTTGCAGTTCTCCGGCGGCAGCAGCTTCAGGTGCTGCAGGGCGTTGTCGTCGAGCCAGCGGATCTCGCGCCGGTGCCGGGCGTAGATGCGTTTCTTTTTAGCGGCGCGTTTGCTCACAGCTATCTCCAGAAAAGGAAAGGGCCGCCCCGGCAAGGGCGGCCCTTTGGTACGGTGGATCGGTCTTGCCGCAGCGCACGTCCTGACCATACCGGGTAGTACGGCTCCCTTTTATACAGGTCCCGCGTGAATGTCAAGTTAATCAAGGGCTTACTGGGCCAGCCACGCTTTCAGGATCTCGACGCTGGAGCTGTACTCCAGCACCCTCGGGTGATCCCAGCTGTTCTCGACGCCCTCGGGCCACGGCTCCTCGGTTAGGCGCTCGCGCACGTCGTAGACGGCATCGCCGAGGTCGTGCAGGCTGTTGAGGGTGCGCAGGGCTTGCTTGGCTTGCTCTTCGGTGACCATCAGTGCGCTCCTATAATGATCTCTGCCAGTACGTCCTGACGCCCGCGCATGTACGCGTCGGTCAGGCTCTTGACACCTGCGTCGTGCAGGTCAGCTGCGCAGCCGTCCTCGAACAATTCAGCCTTGACCGCTGCATCGTATGAGCGTTTGAACTTGCGCAGCACGGCAAGCTCGTTACCCATATCCTGCATGTCGTCTCCGAGTCCGTACGGCATGGCGTCGTTCCTAGTCAGTGAACTCGATTTCTTCTTCGATCAGCTCGGCGATCGCGTTGAAGTCGTACACGTGCTCGATGCTGTCGCCTCGATCATGTTTCAGGTCGTTGATCTCGGCAGCGTACTGGTCAACCGAAGCGAGGTACGGCCCGGTTTCGGGTATACCGTTTTTGCCGCGGAACTCGATCCCGTGCTCCTCAAGCCAGCCGCTCGTCGGCATGCCAGCGATGGAGCCGTCGCCATCACGTTCGACTTCGCCCGTCAGGCAGTGCTCCAGCACGCCGAGGCAGCAGAACCCGTCGCCGTCGGCGAGCACGCTGTCGGTCTGGTTGTACATACCTGAGCGCAAGGCTTCGAGCCACTTGGCTGCTGAGTCACGCGGCATGCGGATGTGTTTCATGTCTTCAGCCTCTCGAAATATTCGCGGCGAGTCAGCGCCCTTACGTTTATGTCGTTGCGCAGCTCTTCTGCGCATAGGTCGCACAGATCAAGTTGCACCGTATGCGCGCCTGCTGGTTTGTCGGCAACATCGAGTATGCTGCGCGAGAGCGTTAGCATCGCGCCAGTTTTTCCAACTGCTTCGCCGTGAGGCACGAGCAACCGCAGGCAACAGTCGCACTGAATGTGCGTCTCTTCCGGGATCTTAGTACGAGTCACGATTGCTTCTCCTTGCGGTAGCGCTCACGTAGGTAAAAGAAAACCTCAGAGTGCTCGGCGCTGTCAGCACTCATGTTCTCGATGAACCACCACAGTGCTTCGGTGAGCATCAGGCGCTTGAGGTAGGCGATGGTCTCGGCGGAGGTCATCAGCTTGGCTCGTAGTGGTGGCACACGCAGCAGCGCCGGCCGTCATCGAAGGGGCTGGGCGCTTCCCAGATATGTCCGCCCAAGCCGCAGGCGTCCTGCAAGGTGCGTACCAGCGCCATGTCAGCGTTTCTCAGCGCTTCGTATGCCGGCTCCGAGTCACTGCGGACTTTGTAGATGGCGAGGACGATTTCTTGCTTGGTCATCGGAAATTCTCCCGGAGCGCCGCCAGCGCCGTGTTAGCGCCGTCAGTGGCTTCCTTGTAGTTCTTGCCATTGTGTAGCTGGTACTCGAAGGTCCGTACCCAGAAGCTGCGCTCGTACTCGACCACCTCAGAACTGCCATACGGCGCGCCGAGTGCTCGGTGCTTGGCAACGAGGCGCTTGGGTGCTGCGGTTTCAGGCAATAGCGCAACAGTCTGCTCAGCGCCATCGAGGCCGTTGTCAGTGCGCACTTCGTTCGGGTCGACATCTGCCAGCCGCGTGACGATGCACCCGGTCGTTGGCTGGTCGAACTCCAAGGAGATCTTGATGCCTTCCTTGTAGCCGAGGTCGTGCCGGATGCGCTGGACACGCGCCTTGAACACGTCGGTCTTCAGCTCGTTTGGCTTGGGTAGCACGTACTGCTCGCCGGGAGCCAGAGATTTGATGGGGGACCACTTTAGGTTGCTCAAGAAATCTTCCTCCCCGGTGCAGTCGAAGCAGGGTAGTTGGGTTGGGATGCCGTGCTCGCACACGGCTTGTGGCGCGATATCGATCTTGTCGATGATCGCGAGTGTTTGTAGGGCGTGTCGTAGCTTGGTCATGCCGCCGCGGACCAGCGTCATCTTCTCGCGCGGGATCTTCCAGTACAGGCCGTGCGTGACGAAGTTCGCCAAGCACAAGATCCGGTCGGCATTGCGCATGGTCTCGTCAGGGACGGTATGCGAATCCTTGTTGGAGAAGCGCAAGTCCAGCTGCGGAAATTCACTCCGCAACATGGCTGCTTGTTTTTCGAGCGCGCCTATAACAAGGATGCGCATGGGTGCTCCTTAGCGCCGTGGAAATTTCGGCTTGTTGCGGTCCTTGATCATGACAACCAGCAGCAGGATGCCTTGCAGGACGCTCAGGCCGACGCGAACAGCTTTGAGGGGGAGGAACGACATTCCGTGTAGGCCTCGATTTCGGCGGCGATCGCCTTGGGGGTCATCGGGAAGTGCATTCCCGGAGAGACGCTGCGCCAGTTGTTCGGCCCGATCAGGATAATCCCGGCCTTGGCCACCGTGGCGTCGCGCGTCGCGGGGAAGCCCACGATCACCCACATGTTCTTGCCCGACTTCCAGCGCCGCTCGGCCCAGCGTTCCTGCAGGTCCGAGAGCTTGGGGACGAAGGTACGAACCGGCGGCTGCGCCAGCCACTTGTATTCGACCCACAGGTCACGAGCCCGTCCCGGGTTCGTGACCTGATCGCGGTCGTAATACTGGTCAGGCGTGCCGTTGGTGTAGGTGAACGCCATGGACTGCCGGTGCACGCCCCGCATGGGGTCGTGCACACGGCTTACGAACCGCGCTTCGGGCTTCACGCCTGCAGCTTGGCGAGCAGGGCCTCGCCGTCGGCGATCACCTTGTCATGGCTGGCGATCGCCTTGTCGTGCGCCGTCTGTGCGTCCGACTGGGCCTTCAGGGCGGCGTTGGCGTGGCTGGTGATCACGCGCATGTTCGTCTTGAACTCGGCCTCGGTCGTGCGCTTGGCCTTCTTGGCCTCGCTGACCTTGGCGTTGATCGAGCGGACGATGTCGCGGGTGTCGAAGCCGCCGCCAGCGTTGGCCGTCTCGGCCTTGGGCTCACGGGTGGCGCGGGGCTTGCGCGGAGCCTTGTCCACGGCGCCCTGCGGGCGCCCACGGCCCACAGCGGCGCGCTGGGAGGCCTCGGTGGCTTCAGAGGCGCCAGCGAGCTCCTGAGCGCCTGCAACGGGGCTGGCAGCCACCGTGCCGGTCACCAGCTCACCCTCGCTGCCGTTACGGCGGCCACGGGCGGTGGGGGCGGGAGCAGCTGCGCGACGGCCGCGGGCGGGCGTGGCAGCGACGGAATCGATTGCGGAGGACTTGGTCATGTCGGATTACCTGCGGGTAGGAGCGCGCGCGGCGCGGGAGGGTGCAGCAGCGGGGCGACCGCGAGCCGGCTTGGCGTCGGTCGGGACGTAGTTGCTCAGGTCGGGAAGCACGTACAGCAGCTCGCTGGCTTCTTCACGGCGACCGTAGTGGTCGGCGTAGTCGGGGTTGGGCACGGCATCCGAGAAGATCATCGAGGCGTACTCGGTGTTCGGGTTACAGGCGATCGAAATGATCGCCTTCACCGGCGGCCCGGACAAGGTGCGGGCGATGTAGGCGACCATGGCATCGAAGCTCTTGATGCCAGTCGGGGAGACGCTGACGGTGAACATCGGCGCATCCGGGTCACCAGCGTCGCTGGCGAGGATCACGGCGAGGTCGCGGGTGTTCTTGCAGGCCTTGCCCTTGCCGCCCTTCGGGTCGGATTCCCACTGGTTCATCGGGCAACGGGTGCAACCGTCGTCGGACTGCTTTTCCGGTGACTCCTCCATCGGCGCCATGGTGGCGATTTCCTTGCCAAAGGCGAAGCACACCGGCGGCTTGAGGTCGTTCGGGGAGAACTGGTCGGGGTAGTAGCGGTTGGCGGTGATGAAATCGACGACGATGACGTCGATGACTTCACCGAGGTTGGTGCCATCCGGGAGGATGAACTGCTTGTTCTTGACGGTGATCTTGCGGCCGCTGGGACGCGCGATGGCTTTGGCGATCTCGTTCGCTGCTTCCTGCGCGAGCTGCGCATCGAGGTTGGCGAGATCCGTGCGACCGGAGCGGACAGCGACTTCGTTTTTCTTGGCGGCCATTTAGACTTTCCTGACGTTGAGGGAGATCTTGGCGAAGTCCGTGCAGCCGGGAAGCGGCTGGCTGGTCTTCATGATGGCCTGCATTTCGCGGTACGCATTGGGCGCGACACGACGCTGCAGGAGGTGCGGTACTTTGCGGCGGATCAGGAACGCGTGGAACTCGTCCCAGTCGACAACTTGGGGCACGTCGGTCTCAGAGATCGAGACGGTGGCCTTCTTGCCACGGGCTTGATCCAGACCTTGCGCGTTCAGGGCGTCGATGACCTGCTGCTCCAACCGCGTCTCGTCTTCCTCCAGCACCTTGATCTGCGCCTGTATGGCGCCTTTCTTAGCGCGGAGGTCGAAGAGATTGTCCACGAGCGTACCAAGGTTCGGGCCGATCGTCGAGGACTTTTTCATGTCAGTTTTATCCTTCGGATGTTGGCCATGGAGACCTTCACGGAGTCCGCGTCGGCCGGCTTCTTTTCCTTGGCATCCTTGTACCCGCGCTCGTACGCCTTGTGGGCGATGGCACTGATCAGCTTGTGCAAGGTTGCCAGAGCGGGCTCAGACAGTACCGGCACGCGGCGTCTCCTTGGGCATGAGCCGCAGCTGCGCCAGCCCGGCTTCGGAGGTCAGGTACTGGTAGGGCTTCGGGCCAGTGTTGGTAGCTTCCTTGCGTACGCTGCGCAGCAGCCACTTGCGCGCGACCAGCTCGGTCAGGTGACCGTTGATCGTGGCGCGGTGCACGGTAGCGAAGTCGCTAAGGATGTTGTACAGCTCGTTGATCGTGCAGGCGCGGTCGCGACAAGCGCTGAGTAGCCCGCGGCGATAGACGAGCATCCGGGCCAGATTCTGGTTAGAGATCACGGAGCACCGTTCCACTGCCGCAGTGCAGGCATTCATGTTCGTCGAGCAAGCGCTCGCGCTCGGCAATCGTCTCGCGCGCGCGGCTGAGGCGCGCAGTGAGTTCAAATACAAGTTCGACCTGTGCGAGACCACGCACATCAAGTTCATTAAGCAACTCATCGTCGCTGTAGTTCGAATATTTGCTCATGCCTTGGCGTAGATCCGGTTGATAAGCCCCTCGGCGTGCAGCGGCAGGCCCTCGGCCCACTTCGGCGGCACGGACATGATCTTGATCAGTTCTTCCTGCACGCGCTCGGCCACCTTCTTCTTGCTGAGGCACACGATCTCGTCGTGGGTGCAGGTGACGATGCGCGTGGGCAGCTCTTCCTGTACGCGGATCATCTGCTCGCCAATGGCGAGGCAGCTCAGGCACTGGATGATGTTCTCAACCTCGATGCCGCCGTACAGCTTGGTCTTGCCCGCGCGGGTTTCGTAGCACAGCTCGCCCTCGTCGGTCATGCCGATGTTGTGGTAGCGCAGGTACTGGCCATTAGGCAGGTGCACGTAGCCGTCGGTCTTGAAGCGCTCGTAGTACAGCAGGCCGTCGGTGGTTTCCTGATTGCCAAGGAACGCACCCTTCATCAGCGCGTGGGTGTAGCCCCACGAGTCGACGATGGCCTTGTTGGTCGCGCGCCATGCGTTGACGATGTTCGTGCACTCTTCCAGCGTCATGTCGACCGGCGGGCCGAACTGCCCGATCTTGAGCGTGTGCTTGAACTTCTTCGCGCCCATGCCGTAGCCCAGACCCAGCACGCAGGTCTTGCCGACGAAGCGCTCGTCCTTGGTGATGTCCTCGACCAGCTTGTTGTAGATCGACTTGGCGGCTACCACCGAGTAGACATCTTGTCGACGGCGGAACGCGTCGAGGATGTCGCGCTGGCCCGAGCGCCACGCGTTAAAGCGGGCTTCGATCTGGGCCGAGTCACTGATGTTGAACAGGTAGCCCTCGGGGGCCGTGAGCGTCTTGCGCAGGTCGCTACCGCGAGGCAGGTTCTGGGGGTTGACTCCGTCGCCGCCTGACCAGCGCAGCGTGTGCGCGCCGGCGTACTTGAGGTACACCGGGAAGGTATCAGCCTGCTTGGAGCGGCGGATGATCGCTGCCGAGCGCGTCTCGACCAGCGTGGACTTGGTGGCGATGCGCGCTTCGACCACGGCCTGCACCAGCGGGTCCGGGTGCTCGCGCAGTTCCTTGAACTCGATGTCGCCCATCGCCAGCGCGGGGATGGTCTTCATTTCCCCTTTCTTGAACGCTGTCGGGGACAGCTTCTGCGGGACTTCGACACCCAGCTCTTCGAGCAAAGCTGCGAAGCGCGGAGTGGACGAGAAGATCTTCGGGTCGGTGTAGCCGCTGGCCGCGAGCAGGTCCTGCTTGCGCTTGATCTCCTTCTCGAAGATCTCCTGCGCCAGTTCGGCGTTGAACTCGATCATCGGCTCGCAGAACATGCGCATGGTCATGTCGATCAGCTGCAAGGCCTGCACGGGCGTGTGCTCGAGCATCTTGGTGCCGATATGCATGGTGTCTTCGACGTCGCCACCAGTGTAGGCGACGAACGTCTTGCGCTGGTCTTCTGGCAGGTCCCACATGCTGTGGACCCCCTTCATGTTCACAAGACCAGACTTGTTGACCTTGCCTTCGCGCCCGTAGAGCCGGGCGACCGTGTTCAGGTCGTGGCGCTGGTGCGTACCATGCAACGCCCGCGACATCGACAGTGTGTCGATGTAGAAGCACGGTGTCAGGGCGAGGTAGTCGGTCATGATGAAGCCGTCGAACTGGAGGTGATGGCACATGAGTGCCGTCTTGGACCAGTCGATCTTGAGCAGGGCCTCGTAGGCGCTGTCCTCGTCGTACACCGAGGCGTAGGGCTCGTCGTCCATCTGGATGCCGACGGCCGTCAGGTGGAAGCGCTGGTCGCGGATGTACTCGACGTTCGACATCTTGCTCAGGGAGAACTCCTGAGAGTAGAACGTCTCGAAGTCCACGCAAGCGATGCGCTCGAACCAGCGGGGCTCGCCCTTCACAGGCGCTTCTCGCTGGTCACGGAGTCGATGCACTTACCGACGCGCACGTAGCCCTTGCAGCGTTCGCAGGTAAACCACAGCGTGCGATGCGAGCGGCCGATGCCGTCCCAGTAGGGCGGGTCAATCATGAAGAAGTGATGCTCGCGGTCAGCATATAGCGTCTGCTGTACGTGACCGAAGAAGCGACAGAGGAGGTTCATCCGATGCGCTCCTGCAGGATGGACAGGAAGTCTTTCATGTTCTGACCCTTCGCGCGACGGCGCTCGTAGACCTCGTGTTCGATGGTGCCCTCAGCTTCGATCTCCTGTGTGTAGGTGACCTTGTCCTGAGCGCCGCGGTAAATACGGTGCAGCATCTGCTTGGCGTAGTCCGCCTCGTAGATCGGGGAAGAACAGGTGGTAGCCTCGCCTCGGTCGAGCGTGAGGCCGTGGGACCCCGTCTTGTAATGCAGGGCGATGGCCTGCAGGTTCCCCGCTTGGAAGTCGGCGACGATACCGTCGCGCTCCCCCTTCTTGTTGACCGAGCCATCGATCATGCCGAACTCGATGCCCCGGTTCTTGAAGTGCTTGCACAGCTCGATGCGCTGGTGGCGCCAGTTGAAGAACACCACCGAGTGGTTGCGATCGAGCGTCAGGTCCGAGACCAGCTCGTAGCGGTAGTCGTCCAGCAGCTCGTAGTCGGACTCGTCATCATCTGAGTCGTTGTAGATCGCACCGCTGCACAACTGTAGCAGGCGCTGGCGCACAGAGCCGGCGGTCGGGGCGCTGATGGACTTGCCGTTACCAAGCAGGGCGTAGGCATCAGCCTCGAACTTGTTGTATAGCTTGCGCATCTTCGTGTTGAGCTGGTAGATCACCGGGAACGAGTGATTCGGCGGGACGTGCGTCATCACCGTCTCGAAGTCGTGGTACAGGGTGATGTCGCTGAGCAGCTGCGTCACTCCGTCGATCATTTCCGGCTTGTCTTCCCACTTGAGGTGGTTGGCCATCGGCCCGGTCTGGGTCGGTGTCTGTACGGTCTGCCGGAAGCGGTAGAAGCTATCGCCGAGGCGCTTGCCGTCGTCGATGAGCATCAGCTGGTGCCACAGCTCGGTCAGGCCGTTGGGGTTGGGCGTGCCCGTCATGCCGTAGCGATAGCGGAACTGCCGGCTCTTGTTCATCTGGGCAACCGCGCGCGCGGCCTTGGAGCGCTGCGAACTCGGATGCTTGTAGTAGGTGATCTCGTCGATGATCAGGTAGTTGAAATCCTCCAACAGGTGGAGGTTTTTCAGCAGCCACTTGACCCCATCGATGTTCAGGATGACAACGTCGTTGCCATCAGTGAACGGCGTGAGGCGGTCTTCGGCGTAGGCCAGCCCGACTTTCATGTCGGGAGCGAACTTGGCGAAGTCGGTGCGCCACGCCGAGTACATCAGGCTCAGGGGGCACAGTACGAGGCAACGCTTGGCGGTGCCTGCGCGACGGCGGTCAGCGTAGAGCTCGACCTGTGTGCGCGTCTTGCCAGTGCCCGGGTCGCTGAGATCCAGCCCCCGTTCCTCGGCTTCGAACACGCCACGTGTTACGAGCTGATGCGGCCAGCTTTCAAGCGAGCTTGAAGATTTTACCGAACGCCTTGCTCGTGACACAGGTTTCGAGTTTGCCATTGGGGAGCTTCGTAGTGACCTTGGTGCCGGGAGGGAAGAACAGTTCCATCTTGTCGTTGTACAGGCGCTGTGCCTCACGAGGTGAGACTGCGGTCTTGGCCTTCGCGAACATCTTGGCTTCGCGCTCAACGACGTGTTCTTTAGGGGCCGCCACGCAGGCCCGTTTCTCGGCGGGTGCGTCCTTCGCCGGTGAGGGTGCAGGAGGTTCGCTTGCACTCAACGAGGCGTAGCGACTGCGTGGCGGCTTTGGGGAGCCAGCGAGCGCAGTGGTGCGGCGCTGGCGGAATTCGTTCAGATGGGCGCGGATGCGGTCTCCGGCTTCTTGTTCGTTCGATGACATGGCGATCTCTGTGATGGTGTCGCGGACGCGGCGGATAGAGGAGACGGCGCAGTTATAGGTGTCACCCTTAAACTCCACCGAGATAGTATCAGCCTCGCGGTCATAGTCAAGTAGTGCGCAGACAGCTACTGCGCCGGTGCTGATCTGGGCGACGACGTAGGTCATGCCGTTGCCTTTTTGATGTGGCGCCGAATGTCGCCTCGAATGTTGCGCAGGCACATGCCGCTGGGGCTGCTGCTGGTCCACAGCTGGAACTCGTGCCCGTTGTCGGCGATGCAGTGGAACTTGATGTGGCCGTGGATCGGCGTGATGGAAAGGACCGTAGCCCCTTCTTTCTTGCACAACTCGTTCACTTCGCGCTTGAGCTTGTTGGTGCCCATTTACCCCTCCGAAGTCCTGATGCTACACACCTATGCGCTCACCGGGCAGTGCCCAGTGCCGTTGCGACCATACGGACAGTATTTGCAGTTGACCACGTTCGGACGCGGCCGGTACATCGTGTCGTGCAGCATGGCTTCAACGCGCTTCTCCAGTCGAGGCAGGAACCGCATGGCCTGATCGCGACGGTAAGTCACGGGCAGGATGTCGTTGACGTCGTGGTACCAGATCTCGGTCTTGACCGTATGCAGATCCGGGTAGCGGAAGAACGCAGCCAGCGAGTACACGTTGGTCTGCTGGGTGTGCTTGACCTCGTTGCCGAATTTCTTGCCTGTCTTGTGGTCGATCACGACGGCGCTATCGCCGTCGTTGACGAACACGTCGGCCTTGACCTGACACCACGCGTCCTTCCACTGGGGGAACACGCCCCAGTTGCTGTCGAAGAACCAGTTCTGTTCGACCTCGACCTTGCCTACGGCATACAGCTGGCGCAGGGTGATTAGCTGGTTGTGGAAGTCTTCGCACTCGGGCGGTACGTCAGGGCGCGAGCCGTTGACGTACAGCTCCAGCTGCTTGTGGATCATGTTGCCACGGTCCTTCGCCGCCGGCTTCTTGGGGTCCGGCGGCGGTTCCGGCATGCGCTCGATGTACTTGAGCTTGTACCGGAAAGGACAGGTCTCGTAGGTGTCTAGTGACGAGTAGGACCAAGGCATTCGCTAATCCTAGTGGGTCGTGACTTCCAGCGCCAGTGGCGTCTTCGCCAGCGACCCGCCGGTCTCGTCCAGCGACCTGCGAGCTTCGGAGCGCAGGAGCAAGGCCTCGGACAGCAGGTCCTTGTCCTTGTCCGAGCAGGTGTCGTAGCCGACCCAGTTCGTAGCGCTGAGCTCTTCGTACAAGGTCCAGATGCGTTGCTGCTCGTCGAGATCCAGATCGTAGAAGTTCACTCCCACGTTGACTACCTTGCTCTTCGGCGGCGGAGTGGGCTCGCGACGCATGTTGACCCGCTTGTCTTCCTCGTAAGCCAAGGTCAACAGCGCGCGATCGGTCGGGTTCAGGTCGCCGTAGCCTTCCCAGCCGTCGCGGTCGAGCTTGTCGTACAAGTCCCAGATGCGTTCTTGCTCCAGCAGCGGCAGGTCCGCGATCGCTACCTGTTCGTTGTCGTCGTCGAAATCGGCGAGGCCGTAGAAGTCCATAGCCTCGTCGAAAGTGTAGCCGCCGTCGAACTCGACGTAGTTGCCGACACGGATGTCGAGGAAGAAGAACTGGTCCATGTCCTTCGAGTAGATCCAGTCGTCGGTGTCGACGTAGTTGTCGATGTAGCTGGGCTCCGGGCACTTGGCGCGCAGCTGCTCGACCGTCGGCGGGTCGTGGTCGGGCTTGTCCGACAGCCTCTTGAGCCGGTCGAGCATGGCCTCGAAGGTCTCGCTCTCGCGTTCCTTGGCGCTCTGGTGCTGGAACTCGAAATCGACGAAGGCCGACAGTGAGCCGGCGCCGGTGAACTGGCCCTTGGCGTTGCGCTTGGAGCTGTACTTCGAGTAGTCCCACGCGATGTAGCCGTCGTTGGAGTACCACGCGCCGTCCTTCCAGTGGCCACCCTGCTCGTTGAAGATCAGGTGGCGACCGTCCGGGAACAGGCACACGACCTTGTTGCGCTCGAGGTAGCCCTCCACCAGCGGCCGCATCTTCTCCAGCTCGTCGCAGTTCAAGCCAGCGATGATCTCGTCGGCGAAGACCCGACTGTCGGACCGGTCGCCTTTCTTGTCACCGAGGTCGGCGATCTGCGGGCCGTTGTGGATCATCAGGCCGCCGCCGCCGATATTGAACGGATGCGTGTTCTCTTCGGTCTTACCGCCGACGGTCGCCCAGCGGAAGTGGATAATCGCCTGCACGTCGTCGTGGACATACTTGCGATAGGAAGCCATGAAGGCTTCGAAGGTGAACAGGCCCTTGACGTAATACAGCTTGCCGTCTTCCTTGCTGATGAAGCCGAAGCCGGCGCCATCAGGGTTGTTTTCGAAGCCAGCGGCGAGTTTCTTGCGGCCGACGATCACGCCAGCGGGTTTGTAAATGGCGAGGCACATGGGATTGAGCTTCCTTTGTAGACGTTGTGGTCAGGCGGTGGCGCGACGGCCGTCCATGATCTGGGCGGGCAGGGCGAGGGTCTTGGCGATGGACGCCGGGGCGAGGTATGCGGCGAGATACTGCCAGCGGTCAGCGTTCTCCTTGCGGAGAATCCAGCGGCGGAAATCAGCACTGCTGGCGCCGCTGAAGATGTTGGCCTCGCTCGTATGTACGTAGTGCAAGATCGCGTCGACGAACTCGACGTTGCGCATGATGCCGTCGTACTTGACGTTGGCGCCGAAGATGCGCACTTCGACCACGTGGTTGCTGCGCTCGGTGCGCATGCGGCACGGCGTGTACTTGTGGTTCTCGAGGTCGGCGATGGCCTCGGCGAGGTTGAACTTCTTCACGTAGCCGGTGCCCTTGGGGCCGTAGTTCTCGTAGCCGTAGATCTTGTCGCGGCCAGCGAGCAGCTTGCACAGGGCGTGGTTATTGTGGAAGAAGGCGTTGAAGCGGCCGTAGCGGTCACGCAGTAACTGCTCGTTGTCATAGACCACGTTCTTGTCCATGTCGAGCGGACGGATGTCCACGGTGACATGCAGGCCGTAGCGCTGGCGAACTGCCCAGCCGCGCGCGCCGTGGTCGTAGAGCTTGGCGCACATGTCTTTCCACGGCGAGTTGTCGGCGTAGTACAGGCTCAGCGGCATGATGGAGCCGATGACCTCGAGGCCGAGGTCGTCGTCCAGCGAGCCGTCGGTCTCGGCGATGAAGCGGCCATCGGGAGTCTTGCCGTCTTCGAAATACTGGTTGTAGAAGTTCTCGCGCTCCTCCGAGTCGGAGAACTCGACTTCCAGTTCCAGCCCGTAGGTGCGCTGCAGCGGTTCGGTGAACACTTGGCTCGCACGGGTGAAGGGGGAGTCGCGGGTAACCGTCTGGTACTCCGGGATGCCGGTGTCGTCGTTTTCGCCGTAGTCTATCCACGTCTCCTCGCGCTCGCTGTAGTGATAACCCTCGCGCTCGAGGACGACGTCGCATGCGTCTTCGCCGTCATGGCGGCTGACGCAGCTGAAGCTGTCCTCGTGATAGTACTCAGCGGAGTAGCTGCAGTAGAACGAGTGGCGATTCCTGCAGCTCTCGCACCACTGCTCGACGACCCAGCCGCCGTTGCTGCGCGTATCCGTGCGGATAGAGTACAGCTCGTCGTCGTGGGTTGGCGCCTCGCAGTATTCGCAGGTGGGCAGCGAGGATACGTTCATGAGCCAGCCTTTCGGGAGTGAGCTATGCCACTGGAACGCGTCTGCGCTCAGATAGTCATGCTCGTCAGCGAATCCTTGCGGGATCTTGCCTTCGCCGTTGTCGAGGTTCTGGTAGAACTGTGGGTCGGTCATTTCGTCGACCGTGAAGCACCACAGCGCTAGCGGGTCTTCCGCTGCGCGTGGAAAGCGCCGCTGGTGCTGCTTGAAACGGTCGAGCACCAGCGCACGCACGTTTACCAGCTCGGTTTGTGCCTGCCGGTTCCGCATGTAGGTTTCGTGGTTGTAGCCCATGCGGATAAAGGGCGCGTGCATCAGCTTGTACAGCATGTGTCGCTGGGTGTAGTCGAGAACGTATTTGGACATCGGAGACCTCGAGGATGTTGATGCTACTTGTCTACGGCGCGCAACCTCTTGCTGGCGTCGTTCTTGCTCTTGCGCTCGTGGACCCAATCACGGTGCTCACGAGTAACTTCGAACCTCAGCTCGAAGCCGTAATCCAGCTCGCCATTTTCCAGCCGCAGCCGCGACAGGCGCATTTCCTGATGCTTCAGGAGCGAGGTGAGCTTGTTGGGAGTCGGCGGGACGTTGCCCACTGTGTGCTCGAGCAGCGCGAAGATGTCCGTGCGGCTGAGCTTGATCATGCCATCACGCGCCACAGCGCGGTCGATGACATCGAGGTAGGCGCGGTTGACGTCGAACGACACGCCGTTGTAGGTCTTCATGTTCGGCAGCGTCATGGACGGTGGCGCGTTGACGATGAAGAAGTCCAGATCTCCTTCGAGCAGCTTGCGCGAGGAGACCGCGACCGAGGTCTGCGTCAGCTCCTTCATCTGCTCGCGCTCGGGAGTATCGAGCACTTCGCGGGCCTTCTCGAGGTTAGCCTCGCGCGTCATCAGGTAGTCAGCGAACGCCTGCAGCTCACCGGCGATGGCGTTGACCTCCTTGGGGGAGATTGAGATCGGCTGCATCTGCCGGGTGGCGACGTTGAAGCGGCGGTCGTTGTGGTGGATCACGACCGGATCGTGCATGTTGGTCAGGACCATCAGCGACATATTGTTCGGTGCGTTGTAGCCCTGAGCGTGCATCGGGCGAACCCAGATGCTCGGCTCGGTAATCCAGTTCTTGATCTTCTGCATCATCTTGCCGACCTTGCTGGCATCCTCCACGGAGGCTTCGTCGATGACCAGCAATACGCAGCGCTCGAGCCACGGGTTGTAGTCTTCCTCGATGGTTGCCAGCTGCATGACCTTGACGTAGTCGCTGCCGATGATCGGGCGCAGGACGTGGTTGACGAGCAGGCCCTTGCCGGTGCCCTGCGTACCATGCAGGACCCACGCAGTCTGGGCCATGACCTTCTGCTGGCAGATGACAGCCAGCCAGTTGAGGTAGTGCTCGACTACGTCGGGCTGGCCGCCCATGGCGTGATTGATCACCTTGGCGATGGTGTCGGGGATGCGTGCCCCCGGCTTCTTCGTGGCAGCGGCCATGTAAGTCGAGGGCTGGTACAAGTTGATGATCCTGTTGTCGCGGTCGAAGGTGGTATCGAGGCTGCGGTTGAACACGACCTGATAGTCGGGGACGACGTCAGGCTTGATGTAGCCATGCTGCTGCATGAAATCCTGCAGCTGCTCCTTGGAGCGCGCAGGGAAGATCGTCAGCTTGCCAGAGCTCTTATCCTGCCAGCCGTTGAAGTAACCAGCGGAGCGGATGTCACGGCCGACGAAGTAGTCGAACCCCGTCTCGGCCTGCTTGTCTTCAACCTGCAGCTGGTGCCAGTAGTCAGGCAGGAGCGCGGCCGTGGAGTACGGCGGCTCCCCTTTGAAGTTGTAGATGACCGAGGCGTCTTCCTCGGGGTGGAAATACCCCCACGAATTACCCCCGTTGAGGTTGAAGTAGACGAAGCCGCGCTCTTCTTTGGCTTCGTACTGGACCACCCGGTCAGGGTTGGTCATCACCTCGCCTTTGAAGGTCGGCTTGCGGATCTTCAGCCCCGCGGCTTTGCGCAGCGTATTGAGCTTGCCGAGCAGGACTTCGTCCGTGCGCGACGGATTCAGGTCGCTCAGGTCGATCGAGAGCTTGCCCTGCTTCTTCGTGACCAGCTTGATGTGCTGGGGGAGCTTGGGCTCGAACCCCTTGCAGATCGGTGCGCTGATGTAGATGATCTTGTCGTTCTGCGCGACCGTGGGGTCGAGGCGGAACTTGAGCGTAGTGCCAGCCGGGTTGAGGCTGAGCGCGTCGAACAGCACCGAGTTGGTGACGTTGAGTTCGCGCAGCCACTCACGCAGTGCCGGTGCGCCTACGCTTGTGTCGAGCAGCATGAACACATGCGCTGACAGACCTCCGCGATCCCCCCGCGCTACGTAGGACGCGGAGTATTGGACGACGTAGGAGACGTTGTGGCATGCCTCGGGGAGGCACAGGTAGATGAACTTCTCGACTTCGGAGATCGGCAGGCCATCGATATCGAAGCACACCCAGTCGGTGGCATCGGTGGCGCTGGTAGCGCCGGCGCGAGATTCGAGTTTGAGATCACGCAGCAGCTCTCCCTTGATCAGGCAGTGGCCGAGCTCACCATGCTCGACCACGGCCTTGTAGAAGCCGCTGATTGAGTTGATGGAAGCATGGTGCGAAGTGAAGTTCTTGACAAGCGGATACGGAGTGACTTCGTCGACGGTGAAGGTCTTGGTCAGCTTGCGATCAGCCGACAAGAAAAAGACGTCCATGGAGGTCCCCTGTCTGAGGAGACATTCTGCTCCCCAGTCATGCTCGATTCAAGCGGTTCGTCGTCTTGTGTTCGGAGGAACCCGCGACCACAAGATGTTGTGTTTAGCGCCCGACACCGGGCTTGATGCGGTGGCGGAAAATCGACTGCAGCCAGTGAATGAAACGCATGTTTTATTCCTCCTCAGGGAAGGGGATGGTTTCGGTATTCATGGTCTCGTGTTCTGCGACGAATACGTCGTATTGCTGCTCGTCCTCGGGGGCGCGAATTGTTTCGATGAAGCGCATGCCGAACTTTGACCGCCAGTGATAAAACTGCTGCTCAGGACCGTGCCAGCGTGCAAGAGTTGCGTTGCGGCAGTGCCCTGTGTAGTACGCGCCGTGGCGGAGCTCAGTTTTTGGAATCTTGGGAGTGTAGTCCATATTTTCCTCGCTTCTAGCGCAGCACCCTCGCCTAGTCCGGCGGGCTTCTACACATTCCGCAGACCGCGTTTTTCGCCCTGAATGGTGTAGCCAAGAGCAGGTACTTACGCGTTGTCGTTGCACCAAGGGTGCTGCGCTAGAAGCGCCCCGTATCGCCGGGACAACGCGGATGTTTGCTTTGAGGTTTGCTCGGTTGGCACCTGATCAGGGTGACGCGGTAAGGCTAGAGCCGTTTTAACTCAGGACAATCTCATACCCTAGGACCGGATTTCTTGCTCCCGAAGGAACACGTGGGACGGCCCCAACCCAGCGCTTGTGCTAGCGAGATTCGTCACGTCTCTTATTTTTCGACTGAAAGCATTTACGGTTGCGGCGCAGTGCTTCGGCTTCTAGCCAGCCGGCTACGTATTTTAATTCCGATGCCTTGGAAAGGAACGTAGCCATCCTCTGCAGGTAGTGCACCGTATCGCCGGTGCCACGCGGGTGATGTCAGCGGCAACTTCGCCAGCTTCGGCGCTAGCAGGTCATGCACCATGACCTAGGTGCTGCTTACTTCTTCTCGGCGCGCGCGTCGAGGATCGCGGCGATCGCGACCGCGCCGGCTTCGAGCTCGGCGATCTTGGCCTTCACGGCCGAGGACTCGGTCTTGACCTTGCTCAGCTCTTCGACGCGCTTCTCGGACTCGCTGATCGCGCAGACCAGCTGATCGTCGCTGTAGCTCTTGGCCGGGGCCGGCGAACCGCCGGGCAGGGTGACGTAGGTGATTTCTTCGACCTTGATGGGAGTGGAATTGCAGTTCATGGTGCCCTCCGGGGCGGTGGTGTTGTTGTAGGAAGCGAACGGGTCGGCGTAGGTGGTGCAGGCGCATTCGTCGACGGCGACCACGCCGACGTTGTTGGGGTTGAAGTGTTCCAGCAGCAGGGCGAGCAGCGCGCGCCGGATCTGGGTCTCACCGTACAGGTGCTTGTAGCCGTGGTTGTAGGTCAGGCGGGCCAGCTGGTTCAGCCAGTCGTTGGCGTCGTAGCTGTACTGGCGCATTTCGGCTTCGTCACCGCGACGCAGGCGCGCGATGACGGTCGAAGTCGCGGTGCCGCCGATCTCGCCGTAGATGTCGTGCACGAGCGCGCGAGCATCGCCAACGAACTGGTACCGGCCGCGCAGGTCATTGAAGATGTCCTGCGCAGCCGCGGAGTTGCGGATGTCCATGGAAATTTCCTTTTTGTCGTTGTGGTATAGCGCATCAGGACCTGTCAGCAACAGGCGCTGAAGTACATCGCCCGTGACTTGGTTGGCCACGAACAATTTATCGGATTCATCGTAGTTGCTCGGGGTGTTGACATGTCGGTCGAACAAGCCGCGTGCGCATTTCGCGAGGAAATCTGCGTCTTGGCCGTGGGGGGAAGTGAACCCCTTGCGCATTTCTTCGCAGATCTCTTTCACCTGTTCAGTAGTCCAGCACTTGCCGATGCTCTCGACGTAGACGGTTTTCAGGCCGCGGAAAAGTTCGAGCGTTGGTTCGAACAGCTGGCTGCTCGCCACGGCGCACTTGGCGGCGTTAGCGACCCACGGGTCGCATTCGAACTGCACCTTCGGCGGGCACAGCCCCGGGAACAGGTAGATGTCCTCGTTGTAGAAGGTCGTGCGCGCGCTCGGCCAGAGCGCGTCGGGCGCCTCGTAGGCGAACCACGTGATCATGGCAAACACCAGTCGACGGCGGAACGTGCGCACCGGCTCTTGCTGGCCGAACAGCTCTTTGCCGAAGCCCTCGGCGATGACGGCAGCTTCTGTGTAGCCGCGACCGGACGGCAGTCCGCCATTGAGCAGGTAGTCCATGTTGTCTTGTGTGTGGTGCATTTCGTCGTCGCCAAGGCACTGGATGCTCTTCTTGATGTCGGCGCTGGTCTTGGGGTCAGCGATCATGCGCGACATGTAGCTTCCCAGCTTTTCGCGTTCGGTAGCGGGCAAGCCCAGATACGCAGAGACGAAGGGCAAGTGCTTGGGTTTTGCCGGGCGGATCTGATCGATGATGATCGTCTGCTCGTACGTCTTGAGGAATGTTTCCGGTGCGAGCCGGCGGCGCAGCTCCTCGTCGTTGGTGTCGAAGCTGCCTTCGATGGTGAAGTAGTACACGATGTAGGCCATCGTTTCCCACAGGCCGACCGCGCTGTGCTCGCGTGCGAGGTCTATCAGGTCCAGATAGAACGGGGGGGAGTCGAAGGGTATGTAGCCCGAATACAGGAACGTGAAGATATCTTTCTTCAGCGCGTCCTGTCCGACTCTGCGCCTGTGTTCCTGAAAATCGATATACAGCTTCGAGTCTTCCTTGATTTTGTTGATCACGTTCCTGACAGCATCGTAGTTGCCAATATAGAACGGAGGGTTAATGGGAGGCTGGGTCGACATCGGCGGTGTCCTTGGTGAAGGGGGTGATAGAAAACTGAATCAGTGGCACGCCGCCAAACAGGTGTTTCCACATGTCGCGATCGATCGGGTAGCGCGCATAGCCGCCGGCGACAGCCAAGGCGAGCAGCATTTCGCACTCGGCGTGCTCGGCCCAGCTGATGTCGTCCTTATCCGTCGGCATGCCGAGGAAAGTCAGGCCCGCAGGCTCGAAGAACTCGGGCTGCATCTGCTTGAGCATGTCGACTACTTCATGCTCAAACTGACGATAGCGCTCTTCGTGGAAGCAGAAGTTGTTCATGATGCCGTCGGCATCGAGGTACGGAACCTTTGGCTTGCCATCATCATCCACTTCGGACTCGACGAACAGGCACAGGAAGAAGATCTCGTTGAGGCGCTCGTTGTCGATCACGGTTTTTCATTTCCTTCAGGATCTTGCAGGTGGGCGGCGGTTAGGGCTGCGCGGATGTGCCCGCGTTCGGCAGCGTGTGAATCGGCGTACTCGGTCAGGTCCGAGGCACAGTCTGCCCAGTACGCAGCACACGCCCGCTCCACCATCGCCTCCGACACCCCGGCGGTCGGCGTGGCGCCAGGCGCAGGGGTGGCTTTTTCGCACGCAGTACGCGAAGGCGGCCCGCTCATAATCGCGTCGAACTCGACAACCTCGGACGGCTTGACCCATCCGGAGCCGCCGCAGCGGATACATTCCACATCCTCTCCACAGAAGATCACGCCGGTCTGTTTGCACGGCCCGCACGGAACCGACTTCTCCACCACCCCACCAGCCTGCGATGCGCCAGAGAGGCGGCGCAGGATTGGCAGCATGGTTTCAATCCACCGTGCCCCGGTGTGTAGTTGAGCCTCGCGCATCCGATTCAGGGAAATGTCGTTGAAGAATCCAACGAACATCCCCAGCGCCTCGCGCTCCCCCTCCGACAACGCGCCCGGTGGCGGTGGCGCGGCTGCGCGTTCGCAGGTAGAAAGATCATCCACAACCTCGCCGCGAGCAGCCTTGCCTGCCTCCGCATCCCGGCGAAGCAGGTTTACAACAAGCGTGAAAAGGCCACTCGGCACCATCACGTATTCGCTCATTTCGTCGGCTCCTCGGGTGGAGTGGGGGTGGCGGGAGGCGCGTCAGCGTCGTGATCGGGCTCCTCAGCGGCATCGTGTTTTGGCCTGTTGTAGGTTGCGAGTCCGAGCGCCAACGCAAGTAGTTTTTTGCTGCGGACCATCACTCCCCCCTCGCCGCGCCACTGGCGGCGTCAATGGCGGCGTCGATCAGGCGAATGACTTGGCGGTATGCAAGACATTGGCCGTCACAGCTAATCTCCCCGGTCTTGTTTTTATCGGCTCGCGCTTTGGAGCGACGATAGCTAGCGCTGTCTTCCCATGCCGACACCTGAGCGTGGATATTCCGCAAGCTCCAAGCCGCATCCTTCGCCTCCTGCCCCGATGCAACGGCGCGGAGGGTGGGGGGTTGAGTGGCGGCGTGATGTGCGAATACGAATCGCCAGCCCTCGCACAACTTGAGCATTTGCTTTGCGCTCGGATAGCTGACCATCGAAAGCCAGCCCATTGCGCCGATATTGCCGTCCGAATCAGCGACAGCCCATGCAACAGCGCCGTCTTCCCCTGACTCCACAGCCGCCCCCGGCTCCACCTCCCCCGCGTCGGCGATGAGGGCTTTCAGCGCGGCAAGTGCGGTGTGCAGGACAAAGGGCGTATTCGGCGGGCACCGCTTATCAGCCATCGCCTCCTCAATCAACGCCACCGCCGCCTCAGCAGCCGAACGCGATGGGGCGGTCATGGCAGCAGGTCCTTCCATTCGATGGTGCGCTTGTAGTCGCGTGCTTTGTTATAGACCTCGATACGTTGCACGGTGTCCTTGGCCTGCAGATCGGCGATGCGGTTGTCGATCTCGTCGGGGTCGCGCACGTCGATGTCTTGTTTGTCGTTACCGAGGTACGTCACGCGGATGATGGTATGGCACATGCTTAGTCCTTGAAGTGGCGGGCGATGGCTTCCATTCTAGCCCAGCCATAGCCTGACTGTGGAGTGTGTTTATCAATTTCGCTGGGAGTGAGCTGCAGCTTCGGTGCGGTGTGACCGCGCCGGCGCGCTTCATAACTCGCAGTGGCGAAGGCATCGACTCGCCTGTGCGTGGGTATCGATGGTGCTGATTGGCTGCCGTAGTACGTTGGGGAGCTGAAGCGCAACGTAGGTGTAGCAGTCCAGCTGGTTGTAGTGGCAGTTGATAAGCCCTCCCTCATCAATCGGGACAGCGCATCCGACATGTCGCTGGTGGCAGTGGGGAGTACGGCGTCCCAAAAATAGCGGCGCTGAGCGCCTTCTTCCCTGTTACGCGTATCACGGCGTGCTTGGCGACTGAGTGTCGTCGTGCTTGGGCGGTTGGGGGCGGCGTAGCCAAGCGCACGGATCTGAGTTTCAATCAAGGCGATATTGCGCTCGATCGGATGCGGCCTGTTGTTGCGCGCGGAAGGAGCGAGCTGCGCAGCACGTTGCTGGTCGCGCAGGAGCGAAGCGCAAAGTCGCGCGTGAGTATCGAGTAGCTCGCTGATCTGGGGCATGGCTTAGTCCGTGTATTCGATGGCCTTCTCGAGGGCACGTGCGATCTGGGTGAACGTATGCGGCTTGATTCCCGGTTGTTCCTTGTACGCTTCGCGGCCGTCGTTGGCGGCATCAGCCGTGCAGTTGAGCAGGGGGAGGAACGGAGTTTCCGATTCTTTGCCTTCGTTCAGGAAAGTGATCCCTTGCTTACGCAGCCACTCCCTGCTTGGCAGGTCGCTGGGCACCGGGTCGCCATTGTCATCAGTGTCCCACTCGTGCATTTCGACTTCGCCTTCGAGCACGACCTCGAGTACACCGAGGCAGCAGAACCCGCACTCATCGGCGAGGTGTCGGGTGGCCTGCTTATAGTGCCCAGAGCGCAGGGCTTTGAGCCACTTGCGCGCTTTCGCGCGCGGCATCTTGATGGTTTTCATTTCGCTGCCTTGTGCTTGCTGAAGTTGGCGCGGATCCAGTGGCGGCCCTTAAGCACTTCGTCCATGTTGCGGTACACCACCATGGCGTTGGTGGCAATGTCGCCTGACATACCGATATAGAAGAGCGAGCCGGCGGGGATGATTGCCGGATAGTAAGTGCCGTACTGGCGCGTTATTGCTGAAGGCTTACGGAAGTAAGCATGCAAACCTTGACGTACGGTAACTGCGTTTTTCCTCAGCCGGACTTTTTCGAGTTTGCCGAAGTACCAGCGAAAAAAGCGATGCGGAGAAAAGAAAGACTCCGCGCCGCCCGGCATGTTTGCTTTTTTCCACACGAGGATGTCGTAGCCGGCACGCAAAGCACGCCGTTTGTATTTACTGGCTGGGTGTGGATGTTGCGTGGGGGAAACGTAAAGGCACATGCGGGGTCCTTAAGCGGCGTGCTCGGTGTCGTCCAGTACCGTCAGGCCGAGCGCAGAGCGCAGGGTGGCTGCCGTGGCCGGGTCGATGAAGTTGAGGCTGGCCGTGAGCTTGTCGGCGAGCTTTTGGTCTTCAACGGCTTCGTCGAGGGCTTCGAGCGCATCGCGCAGCTTGTCTTCTTCTGCAACCCATGCATCGCGCATCGTCGTGTCGACTTTGCACACGGCCCACTTGAGCGCGCCGGTGTAGCTGGTCTTGGTTTCGATTGCGACCACCTTGGTGACCTTCCAGCCGTACGGCGAGTCGACAACCACGAGGTCGCCGACAGCGACATCCCCGCGGAAGCGGTAGGTGTAGATTGTGGCACTGGATGCGAACACGACGCCGATGAGGACGAAGGCCGGCAGGAGCCGATTGATATCACGTTGCGTGTTCATGCTTTTTTCTCCGGGCAAGGTATTCGGGGGACAGGGGGGCAGGTTGGATCAGGCCGTCAGCGAGTAGGCGTACGGCTTCTTCGACTGTCTTCGGCGTGGCGATGGAGTATTCCTGCTCGCGACGGTAGTCAGCGTAGCGGTACTCATGGCCGTTGATCTGCACGGACGGTGGGAAGCCAGTGGCGTAGCTTGGTGGCTTCGGCATGTCGTCGTACTTCGGATTGCGCTCGATGTAGTGCACCGTGTCGTCGTTTTGTTTCCATACGAACAGGCTGTCTTCGTCCTCGTCGCTGACGAGGCAAGGTTCGCCGGTGCGCAGGTTGTGCACGACTTGGCCGTTGTGGTACATGAGATGCTCCGAAGAAAAAAGCGGTGGCTTCCGATATGGCGGGATGCCGTGTCGAACGGCGGCCCTACTCACTATGCCCCGTGAACCACTTGCGCTCGGCTGCGCTGCCTACCGCTTAGGAATGGTGGTACCTCGTTCAAGAGCACTGAGTCAATGCGCTTGAAAGAGGTACCCGAGGGGCGGCTTCGCCGCTGCCCCTCGGGCCTCCATATCGATCGGATTAATAGTCCGGTGCTCACTTAAGAGCTGGATATCAACGCAAGTCGTGTCCGACGAGAGTAGGGACGATAAAGAAGGTACCCGCTACCTTAGACCACTTGGCTACGGCCCACCGAAGAACTCTTGGATAAGAGCGCTTTGGCTGGGCCGGATGGATTCGAACCACCGATGCACGGGTTTCCCGGCTACTGCCGGAGACTCTCTCGGTACTTGTTGCGTGGTATTACGATGAACGTGTCAAGGCGATACGAGGACGAGACGCCTTCCCCTCTTCGATAGAGGTTCGGGACATAACGTTGACGATAACGATAACGGATGCCTTGAAGTGAATCCGAAGTCAGGTGTGCTGTGACGCTAAAGGATTGACGTTAATCCTTCCGATGTTCTGGTGAGGGGTCTTCTCCACTCTTTAAAGGATGGCTGTTTTTAAGCCCACCTTCCCGACTTCGAAACTGGTGGAGGTTCCCGGGAGCAGTAGGCTGGCAGCGTGAGCTGCGAGGACTTACTCCCGGGTCCCCCCGTGAAGTGAAGCTGCACCAGCCTTTTGTCAGTCGGGCCGCCTTGTCCGTATTCTTTCAACGGTGAGCCGATAGCTGTGCTGGTGCAGCAATGCGAAGCTTAGTGCGTGGTGCTGAACGGCGCAAGCAGGAAGTTCTTGATGTCGGCGCCGAGCTTGCCGTCGTTGGCTTCGACGGAGTTGGCACGCATGCGCGCCTGCTTGACGGCCACGAGCAGCTTGTCGGTGCGCGCGATCACTTCGGCCTTCTGCATCGTGCTGGCCGCGCCGGAGAAGCGCACGGTGGTGAACGTGCCCACGACCTTGTCGTTGGTGACTTTCTCCAGCTGGGCCGGGTGCTTGTCGGTGGCATCGTAGAGCACGACGGCGCCGACGGTCTTCTCGGTCTTGGTCTGGACCATCGGGTCCTTGGCGCGCACGGCGCCGCGCAGGCCGCCGACGTCAGCCGGTACCCACTCGACCGCCGCGTTGAGCGTGGGCATCAGCGAGAACGTATTGCGCAGCGTGACCAGCCGAGCCTCGAGGCCGAGCAGGGTGTCGACCGGCACGTCCTTGGCGAGCACTTCGCCATCGACGACGATGTCGGCGATCGCGCGCTGGTTCGTGGAGTCCTTCTGGAACTTCACGTCTTCGGCGTTGGCCCAGTAGTTCAGGGCGTAGTCGAGCGTCTCGTGCACGGTGGTGACCAGTTCGGCCTTCTGCTCGGCCGCGGCTTCGATGGCCTTGTTGGCGAGGCCTTCTTCGAGCAGCTCCAGCGTCTTGATGCCGCCGGCGAAGTAGGCGTCGACCTTGCCGAACTTGGCGTTGGTCTCGGAAATGATCTTGTTGCTGGCTTCTTCGACGGTCTTTTCGACCGCAAGGATTTCATGCAGCTTGCCCATGTCGGGTTCCCCTTCGGGTTTCGTGATAAAGCGAAAGAAACCGCACCCTCCGAAGAGGGTGCGGTGGTGGTGGATCAGGCTTCGGCCGTCTCGGCCTTCTTGGTCTTGGCTTCGGTCTCCTCGACCGCGGCGATCAGGCCCTTCAGGCGCTCGGCCATGCGCAGCTGCACGCCTTCGACGGCGGACTCGATGCTGTGCAGGTTGCGGCCCTGCTCGATCGCAGCCAGCAGCTCGGGAGCGTAGGCCGTTTCGAGCTCGTCGATGAACTTCTCGGTGCGCTCGAGCGCGGCTTCCATGGCGCCGACGTCGCTACGGATCGTCTTGCCGATCTCGCCCTTACTGGTGAAGTACGGCGAGCCCTTGCGGTTGCCGATGCGGTCGACCAGCTTGGCGTAGCCCTTGACCATCGCCTGCACGGCGTCGACGCCTTCCAGCGTCATCAGGGCTTCGCCAGTGGCGTCGACGCAAGCGTCTTCGCACAGCGCGATCACGTCGGACTTGTGCTTGGCCCAGAACGCCTGCTGGCTCTTGGCGTTGGCCACGAGGCGCAGGGCTTCTTCGAGGCTGACGCTGCCGCGCTTGATGCGCTCGACGTCAGCGGCCGGGCGGCCAGCGCGCCACGCGACGTGGCTGGCGATGTCCTGCGGACGGTCGTACTCGCCAGCGTCGAAGCTGTCGGCCATGTCGATGCAGTCGGCGTACAGCGCAGCGTAGCGGTTGATGCGATCGGTCGGCGTCTCACGGGCTTCGAGGCCGTCCGGCGGAGCGCGCTCGTCATCGTCGTCCTTCTCGTTGCGCTGGTCGACGCTGGCGTTGTCGTTCTCTTCGTCGCGTTCTTTCGCGTCGTCGGCGTACTTCTGGGCCGTGGCCGCGGAGATCAGCTGGCCGAGGGCGTAGTTGCCGATGCCCTGCACGAGGGCCATGGCGACGGTGGCGTCCTGCTTCAGGACGAAGTTGTGGAGCGAGCGTTCTGCGTTCATGAGCTGTGATCCTTGATGTATTGATGGATGTCGTTGATGTCGTATTCACCTGATTCGCACATGTCCTCGACCTCGGTGAGCAGGTCTTCGGGGGATTGGAACGAGCGTCGGTCCATGGCTTCGACCTTGTCGAAGTCCATGCACACCAGCGTTATGCGCACACGTCTTACTTGTGGCATCTGCGTAGCCTCACTACGGTGTTGATCGGTTACAGCGTCCGATCGGCCCTATTGCAGCGTGCGATCGCACTGGGCTGACAGCTTGTTTTTATGCTGCGTAGCGGGCATGCGACGCCCTTCTCGTTGGTCGCCCATTGACAGGATCAGCGGCTCGTTTATTGCACGCGCGCGGCATTTGGCGCAGGTGCGCAGGCTCTAAGCCTTCGCGTCATTTCCCTAGGGCAGGTCTGGTACGAGCATCCTCTTGGTCGCCATGCGTAGGCGAGGCGTGGTACTACGCATGCTTCGGCGGCTGCCGTGACGGTCTAATGCATTCGTGTTCTCCTGTTCGTTTTCGTGACGTGTCCCTATGGACACCCACACGCAAAAACGCCGCCACCCGGAGGGTGGCGACGCTGTTGTGAGCTTAAGAACGAAGCCCCACCGACTGGGTCTGCAGCCGGGGGTGTGAGGCACCGCGGGCTAGGTCGGTGGGGCTTCGAAGGGGGATGGGCCGCAGATCACGTGCAGGCACTCGCGCGCCGACTTCCTACACGCTATTCATGACCTGCGGCCCGTTGAACTTATAGCGGGCACAGTCGGTAGATGCTGTGCACGGTGCCGTCGGACAGTACGGCCTCGGGTTCGTCGTGCGTGGTGTGCCGGATGTAGCTGACCGTGGACCAGCGTACTACATTGCCGATGTCATCGAGCACGCCAACGCGGGACTGGTTGGCGGGCAGTTCGCCTTCGGCAAACGGATCGCGGCGCACAGGCGTGTACTCCCTACCGAAGCATTTCTTGAGTTCGTCTTCGGTGAGGACGACCGTCTTCGGTGGCTCGATTCTGGGGCTTGCGTGCAGGGCCTGCAAGCCCCGGATGATGGCGCCTGACACGCCATTGATGCGCAAGCCGCGTCGGATCGGGTCGCTTTTCACAGGATTACCTCGGTATGCGTGGTGGGGGTGGGATCGCGCCCGAACGGTTTACGGGTCACCATGATGTGGTCGGTCGCACGGTCGGTGCTGGCAAGCCATTCGGCATAGTGTCTGGCGCGGACGTAGGAATCGACTTTGATGACGTGGTCACGGCCGTCCCATGCATCGATGTAGACGATGTACCACGGGCCGTCGTGTCTTGGGACGAAGCGCCACAGGACGTAGAACGCGATCGCGAACACAGTCAGCAGGAAGAACACGGAAGTGAGGTAGCTGCTCATGTGGCTCTCCATGCGACGAGGGCTAGGTGCGCAGTGGCGCAGCCGCACAGGACGATGACGGCGCCAAGGATCAGCAATATGCCCAGAGTCATGAGCATGTCTCCGAGGGTCGTCGAGCCGTAGCGTGCGAAGCCATTTATCAGCCCGCCCAGCAGGCATGCGAGGATGCCCGCCATCAGGCACGTGAGGCACCACAATGCGATGGTGTTGATCATGAGTCCTCCTTGAGGAACTTCTGGGTGCGCAGGTAGTAGGCGATGAGGATGAACACGCCGCCCGGCACGAGCAGGGCGACAGTCCAGACAGCGAGGTGTCGTTTCATGTCAGTAGCATCTTGAGGTTGCTGAGGGCGACTTCGCGGTTGAGTTTGGCGAGGCGTAGCTCGTAGCCGAGCTGCTCGACGAAATCCGAACCGCGGCGGAACTCGGTGATATACGCACGGTCGAGCTTCTGTACACGTGTGGTGGCAAATAGCAGGCGACGTAGCGCCTCTTGGGCGCTGCAGTTCGCTTCTTGCCGGTAGGCCCATTTGCGCTGGGTGATCTTAGCGCGGGCTTTGCGATAGTTGGTGTCGGTCATGTCAGCCATTTCGGATCTCCTCACACGTATGAATGGACCCAAGGCAAAGACGCTCCCAGCCGGGAGGCTGGGAGCTATTCAGCGTAGGCGCGTTGGACCAAGCAACCTTTAGACAGGAGCCAAGCTTCTTCGCGTGCGCGTCCGGGTTTGCTACCCACGTCGCCATCGCGCCAGTTGCTTATCTTGATGCTGTACTTGCCGGTGTGACCGGGCTTGTACCAGCAGTGCGCCACGACACGTCGTGGCGCTTTCGTTTTTCCGGTTTTCATAGGCTAGATGTGCCAAGCACATGAGGCAGGGTGGTAAAGAGCGTAGGCACTCGGGTGCTCGGTCTTGAGCTGCACCAGTGCGCCCGTGGCTTCGGTGGTACTGACTTCGTGGAACACCGCATCGGGTGCGGTGTGGCAGTAGGTTTCGCCCTTGAACCATACGTCGAGTCGCCCAGAGAACCAGTTCACTGCGTGCTCCTTTCCATGGCGTCGTGCATCCACTGGCGGGGCCAGCTCCAAGACTGCCAACCGCCCGTGTTGCGTAGTACGCGCCACATGCGGCGCGCGATCGCTTGGTTCTTTTCGAGGCGGGTGCGCCACTGCCGCCGATGGCGAGGGCGGCTCATGGGTGCATCCTCTGGTCCCACGAGTTCGTGGCTAAGGCGATATCGGCTTCGCCCTCGATGGCGTAGTAGCCAGACTCACGGGAGCCGGGTTCGTCGTAGCCGTCCTCGTTGGCGTACAGCGTGCCGATGTACCAGCCGGCTGCGGACTTGAGCACGGTCAGGTCGGAATAGCGGTTTTCATTCTGCGGGTCGCAGATGGTGGGCAGGTAGCCGCGCATGGTGGATCTCCACTGTTGGATGGGCCCAGCACAAGAACGCCCTGCACCGGGAGGTGCAGGGCGTGGTGGCTTAGCGCAGAGTGCGCGCGAGCCAGCTGGTGGAGTTGGTCAGCGTACCTTCGTGACGCTTCCAGACCAGCTTGGCGCCGATGCGCTCAAGCGTTTCATAGCCCATGAAGTGGCGATACAGCCGCAGGCTGATCGAGATCATGATGCCTGCGAACTCGGCCTGCATGAGGCCGGCGAAGGTGCTGTGGAACAGTACGATGATGCAGCCGTGCAGGACGATATCGACCTGCAACTTATAGCCCACGAGACGGCGCAGGGTCTGCGCCTCGAGGTGGCTGGCGATCAGCATGATGCCAGTGAAGGTGACGCAAGCGAGGATGAGGAACATCTGAAATCTCCAGCGTGTGAGGTGCCCAGCGCAAGAACGCCACCAGCCAGAGGCTGGTGGGATTTGCCGCTTTAGCACAGCGCTGACAGCGATGTCAATGACATCGAATTAAATCGTTATATTAAGTTCTACCTAGTGTTGCAAATCAATGAGTTACGAAACGGGCTCGTTGGCACGATAGTTGCTAGTTCCGAAATTTCGGAACATTCGGTGGCGTATTGACGCAGCGCGGAAAGACTGCGTAATCAAGAGCTTAGGGCTAAGGAACAAGGACTTACAATCAAACGATCGTTTGATTTAAATTAACAAATGTTCCGAAATTAAGTCGTTGATTTAATTCTAATGTTCCGAAATTTCGGAACATACTTTTTATAACACGTTGAATATTAAACAATGTTCCGATTAACATTTTTTCAGACCAACTTGCTGCCAAACGCGAATTGTTGGTACTTATCCACAGGCTTTCAGTGAATGCGCACCTAAGTCCCGCGTTTCCGTGTATTTCGGAACAAATTGGTTCCACGCTAGGCCCATGGCCACTTAGAGCCTGTTCCGAAATCGTGGATCATCGGAACAAATCCGCTAATCTGAACGGTGGCTAAACAATTCGCCATTGATTTACGTAGTTCGAGGCCTCCGAGCGCCTTGGCGCTCGGAGGCTAAATGCGCAACTACTTGGCGCTGCGCTTCTTCGTGACTGCGTCCTTCGTGGCCCAGAAGCCGCGCGCGATAACGCGTGCGACTGCACGTGGGGCGTTGGCGACAGCCAACGCACCCAGTGCCACGGGGCCGAGCACGTGGTATCCGAATTTTTCGGCTTTATTAGCGAACATGGCGAACTCTCCGAGTTAAGCCCACAAGCGGGCAACCGCAACAAGAACGCCTCCAGCCAGAGGCTGGAGGCGCAGTCTTGTCACCGCTCGTAGAACAGGCCGTCGACCTTGACGAAGGTCTTGCCCTTGCGCAGCTCGAGCGGAATGTCACGCGGAGACGCGTAGCCTTCCTTGCCAGCGATGGTCGGGCGCAGCGCGCGGATGCGGGCGTAGCCCGCATTGCGCGCGACGTCGCTCGCATCCTGATAGCCCTTGCCCTTGCAGCGGTAGCACATGCCGCCGGAGCTATGGATGCCCGTGCCGTCGCACGCGTCGCAGGGCGGGGAGAGCGTGGCCTCGATAGAGGCCAAGCTCTCCTCTACGCTAGCAGCCGGAGGCTGCGTGCTCAGCGCCTCGAGCTTCGCTTCGAGGTTATTGATGATGACGTACAGGTCAGCCTTGGTCGGTTGCTTGGTCATGTCGTACTCCGTTCGAATGCACGGGAATGTGCACATGGCACAAGCACGACACGCTGCGGAGCAGCGTGTGCAGTTGCTTGGAGCTGAGCAACGTAGTTGCTCAGTGCTTAGTGACGAAGCGAGCTTCGTAAGTAGGACCCGCGAGGGGTGGGACTCCTTGAGCCCTTGCGCTAGTTCAAAATCCGAAGTGGGGTAGTCACTTCGGAGCGCAGGGGAGAGTATCTACGAGCGGGTTTAGCCAGCAGTTTTTCCTGAGCCCCTTAGTCTCTTCGCTCCTAAGTGCTAAGTACCGGGTTTCCGAGCTCCCAAGCCTCCCCCCATATATTTTTCCCGGAAAAAGCGCATAATTTTCCGCAACTGGGTACCCGGCGCTAAGAAACGAAGAATCCGGAAAATTTTTCTAATTTTTTCGCAGCCTTTTTTCACGGGGAAGCCAAGATGCTCAGCGAAAACGCCGTCAACGTCCTCAGCTACGAGCTCGGCGAGCTGATCGAGGACAACGAGTTCGATCAGGCCTATTTTGAGCTGATCGACAACCACACGGCACTGGTCCTGCGCACTCGCCGCGGCCAGCGCACCTGCGGTTTCAAGTTCCCCAGCTTCGAGCACGTCGATCTCCCCCTCGCGCTGGCCACGATCCGCGGGTTTTACAAGCGGCGCGAAGT